ACTTTTGGGTTCCCAGAAAAAAATGGTTATCTGCAAATTCATAGATGAAGTAATTTTTTATGAAAGTAAGACCGATAATTCATTCTTAAATTGCTACAGAAATGTAAGTTACACTACTAAAATTGGTGATTTGTATGAATCATCAACATTTAAGAATGTTTCATATGATGAAGTAGGAATTAGTAGTATTCAATATCCTGCTAACACTAATGTATTGAATATCAGCAATCTTTTCTTGTTTGCTCTTGTAAAAAATTTCGAAAAAGAGTATTTGAGCTCTTTCCCTGAAAAGAATTTAAAGAAAGATGTAAATAAATCTCTATTGATCAAAAATATCAAGGAGTTTTATTCTACTAAGGGAACTGACCAATCTATTAGATTCATTTTCAGTTCGGTCGTCTCGAAAGACCCGTTAGATATCCCTACCGTATACTATCCGAAAGATAGCGTATACAAAGCATCCACTTCAGAATGGATAACTAAGTATGCTTTAAAGGTAAAATTAAATTATGGAGACATCACAAAAATAGTTGGTGAAAAAATAGTTCAAAATGAATCTATAGACAAAAAATATGCTTTTGCAGTAGTTGATAATTTCCAGGATCTTGGTGATGGATATTACGAATTAATTTTAGCAGAAGAATCTGTAGTAGGTGAATTTGATATTTTAGGAAAGACAGTTTTAACAAAAGATTTACTACCAACTGATAATAACGTAAACGTTTTTTCGACTTTAGGGTGGAATACTGATTCGGGTGAAATTAATATCGGTTCTGAAGTAATTTCATACAGATCTAAGTCAATTGGTCAGTTTACTATTGATACGAGATCAACCCCACTGGTATCATATAGTGCAGGAACCGAAGTTTCAGAGACATCTACGGTATTTTGTGAATATATCGATGATAATGGTGTATTACAGACAGTAAGTGTGTCTGTTTACGGAATTTTATATAATATTTTACCACAAACAGCATATCCATTCTCAAAAGAAGGAGATACTATTCAAATATCTTCTTCTGGATCTAAATCTAAAGATAGAGTAATATTTGATTTAGTAAATAACAGAATTAGGTGGTTTTTAAACGAAACTAATCAAAATACATCATCACAGAATGCTTTGATACAAAATAGCCTTGATGAGGTTCTTTGTAATGTATCTTCTATTTTTGAAGATTCTCAATATTTTTACATTGCGACATCTGGATACCCAGATTATGACTTTGGTAAATTAGATTGGAATGTTTCTCTACAAGATCAGAAGCATTTAAAAATAATCAAGAAGAATCCTGAAAAGACAACAGAAATTTATCCAACAAAATCATCAGATGTTGGTATTTTCTTAAATGGAGTTTTAGCTCAAGGATACAAAGATGTTGACGAAGAATTAGTGGTCTACGGTGAAATAACTAATGTAGAACTTACTAGTGGTGGAAGTGGATACAAGAAACCACCATATGTTTTGATTCAGGATGGAGCAGGAGAATTCGTAGCTCAAGCAGAAGCAATATTAAATGGCGAGGTAGTGGATTCTATTTACGTTATTAACTCGGGAGAAGGTTTCTTCCCTCCAGTTCCTAGCGTGACTATAACTTCTGGAAGAAATGCGATTGCAGAACCTATTGTAACTAGAGATAAGATTACAGGAATAAAAATAATTGATCCAGGTGAGTATTATTCGTCTCCACCAGAAGTAATAATCAAAGATTACTCTGGATTAGGTAGATTTGCCAAATATGAGTCTATTATTAGTGATGAAGGAAAAATCATTGGATTCAAGCAGATTGACCAAGGAAAATTTTATAATCAAGAAACCACTGTCGTAGAAATTGTTGCTGTTGGTGGTGGTGCCACTGCCAAAAGTATTGTAAGATCATGGAGAAAAAATTTATTCTCGAAATATAGATCACAATTAGATGACAATTATGGATTTTACTTCCAAAATCCAGATACAACTTTAGGATATGGTTATAAATGTCTAGCAAATCCTAAAACACTAAGGCAAATTTTAGGAGATGATTCAATTAATCATTCTCCAATTTTAGGATATGCATATGATGGCAATCCCATATATGGCCCATATAGTTATTCTGATCCTCTGGATAAGAATGCAAATATAACCAGAATGACATCCAGTTATATTTTGAGATATGATAGACCCAAAGGACCACCAACATCACAATATCCTCTAGGATCTTTTGTTGAAGATTATGCTTACATTCATCGTTCTGGTAGTTTAGATGAAAACAATGGAAGATATTGCGTAACTCCAGAATATCCAGAAGGCACTTACGCCTATTTTATTAGTGTTGATAGTTTAGATAACCCCGTATTCCCATATATTATAGGATCTAATTTCTATTCAATTCCAGTAGATTCAAATTACACTAAAGCTATATCACAAAAAGACTTACCAAAGAATGTTTTGAGGGTGAATACAGTAAATACTCCCGTTGAAAACGGATCTGGAGTATTAGCTTTAGTAGATTCTATTTCTACTGGATCTGTTTCTGGAGTTGTTATTGAAGATAGTGATGATAATTTTTCCGTGGGTTGTGTTGTTGAAACAGAATATGGAAATACTCTAGGTGAAGGAGTTTCTGCTAAAGTTTCATCGCTAAAAGGAAAACAAGTAGAGACAATTGAGTCTAGGTCTGCTATCAATATTATTTCTGAAAATAATGCTTACTTCTTCGATGGCGATATTGTAACACAGCAAGGAACAAACGCATTAGGAGAAGTAGTTGGAAATGTCTTTGATTCAAAAAATATCGTTTTAAGAAACACATCTGGAAATTTCAATAAAACTAACTCATTACAATCTACCATTGAAGTTGTTAGTCTATTTTTAAATCAATCATCATCATATACAGCAAACAGTGATATAATTTTAACTAATGGAAAACAACAAGGTATAACTAGAATTATTAATAATACACTATCAGTTGGTATTAATCCTTTTGTTGACGGGGATGTAATTACTTTCTCTGTCAGTGCTCATGGAATTTTAGTTAACACTCTTTACTACGTTGTAGAAAGTCAGTCATCTTCCTTTAAAATCTCTTCTACTTTAAATGGAACTCCTCTAACATTATCCAATACTAATTTACCAGGAATAGTTGCTTTTAGTGAAGTTGCTAGAGGAATGATATTAGAAACGACTAGCGCAAGTAATGTGGTTAAGGTCAAAGTTCTTCGCGGTCAATTTAATTCAGATTCTCAGTATTATCTAAGAAGTGTATCTCTTGGAGATAGCATAGGAAGTAAAATCATCACAGTTTTACCATTAAGTTCCAATATTATTCCATTTACATTAAACAAGAACATTGCGATTGTAAAAACATCAGAAGATCATAAAATAGCTATTGGTGATAAGGTAAATGTCGATATCAACCCAGATGACAGTTTATCCACTACCACATATTATGTTAGAGGTAGAATTTATCAACAACTAAAATTACAAACACCAACTTATAACTCATTTATAAATGATACAGGAATTGGTAAGATAGAGGTATTAAACAACGGCAGTTATCTCAATGTGAATGCCGAACCTATTGGAGATTATGCATACTCTACTTCAGGTAATGCAACTCTCACAAATGTGGAATTAATCTTTGCTGATATAACAAAGTGTAGAGATAATGAAGGAAGAATCGTTGGCAACTCTTCTAGGTCTGTTATTGGTAGACCTGGAGACATAAACAATGCTCGTGCAACGGTTACTATCACCAACGGAATAGTATCTAATATAATAATAACAAATAAAGGTAGTTTATACAAGAAAGGAGATATACTGACAGCATCAGCAGTATCTCTAGACAGAAATCCACAGAGTTCTAATACAAGATTCTTGATATTAGATGTCGATCATGTTGGATTGGGATTATCTCAAACTAGAGTATTTGTTAGTAACGTAAATAATCTTTCTGTTGATGATTATCTACAAATTGGAGAAGAAATCGTAAAAATTACTGATATCAATTTCAGTAATTCTTATATTGATATAATTAGGTCTCAATTTAATACCGTTGCACAGAATCACTTTAATTTACAAGAAGTTTCTGCATATAACTTTAGATATAATTTCACACCATCTTTCAAAACTGGCAATTCTGAGTCTGATGCTTCTATATTTTCATATGATCCAGAAACGCATGTATTAACTTTAGTATACAATTTGGGGCAAAATCTCAATTCTATAAATGATTTGTCTAGTGGTGATACATTCTTTGATGAAAGTTCTCCCAAGAAAATTGTAGTAGTCAAAGATAATATAGAATCAGCTTCATTGAAATATGAATTCTCTCTAGATAGTAATGATTTGGCTGATACATGGGTTAAAAATCCCGAATTAAAGTTACAAAAATATTACAAATACAAATTTGACACATCTCACATTACATTAAGAGGAAGTCACCTAGATTTTTCGCCAAGTAAAAATTATAATATTATAACTACAGAATCAGTTAAAAATGATATTCTTCCAGGAAACTCTGGATCATTTTTAACCGTAAAATTTGGTTTTGGTAGCAACATAGCATCTAACAATTTTGAGTCTAAAATTAACATAGATTATACAAAATATTTCTATTTTGACAAGAATGGAATTATAGATTCCGACAACACTTCCATCTCATTAATTGATGATCCATTACAACAAGAAAAGACGGTCGTATATGTAACTCCAAACAGATTTGTATATGGAATTGATTCCACTCCAGAATATGATGGAACTGGAGATATGTCTTACACTACTACATCTATTTCATCTAGTGGAAAAATAGACAAAATTTCTGTTCTAAATGGAGGATTTAACTTTGTTAGTATTCCATCTGTATATGGTATTTCTCCCTCTGCAGAGAATGAGTGTATAGTTGATGTAAACTGGAATAATATTTCTAATAAAATTATTTCTGTTGATATTTTACTGCCTGGTAAAAAATATGTAAATCCAAAAGCTATCGTAATATCAGAGTCGGGAAGTGGAGCAAAGTTTGAAATAAGCACAGATGAAGATGGATCGATAAAAGGAATAATAACCTTAAATGGTGGTATTGGTTACTTAGAAAAACCAATCATCAAAATCGTAGAAGGTAATTTAAAGTGTTATTACACTTCCGAAAATATTGGCACTCCAAAATCTATTAGAATACTTGCAAATGGTAAAGATTTTAATAAAGATTTTTCTACCAGTAGATCTTACTCTGGTGCAACAATTTTATATCTAAAAAATATCGTTAATTCTTTTGAAGATGGAGAAATTATTCGTCAATATGTAAATGGTATACTAGTTGCCACTTTTAGATTAGCACCTAATGGTTGGAATAAGAACACAAACATTATAAGAGTAGTTGATATTGATGGAGAGATTGTAGACAATGGAGAAATCATTGGTTCATCAAAAAATGGGAGAGGAACTGTTGTTTCTTCTTTTGTTTCTATTTTTAGCACATCAATTAAGTCTTATTATGACAATTTAGGATACTATGCTTCAGATAAAGGTAAACTGAGCTCAAATTATCAGAAACTATCAGATAATTATTTTTATCAAGATTACTCATACGTCATAAAATCAAAAACACCAATCAATAATTGGCGTAAGGTCATAACTGATACAACACATCCAGCTGGATTTAAATTATTCGGTGATTTAACTATAGAAAGTTCTGGATCATCTCCATTGCCTTCTACTCAACCTAATATTTCTCATGTATCGAATATTCAGTTATGGGATCCAAATAAGAACAAAATAACGATATCATATTCTTCCAGAAAGATAACAACATCTACAGTATCTGTAGCAAACCAGAATGTAGAAAGAGGAAGAGGAACTTTATATGCATATATCATATGATACAGGCGAAACGAGTGCATTTGAATTTAAATTGTCTCCAGATTTTAATGGATATTTTGATGCTAATGGAAATAGAAACGGAAATACAGTGTTTACTGTCTTGCTTTCTAGCAACAACAAACCATATGCAGTTCCAAAAGAAGAAAATATAATTTTATCACTGGATGGTATTATTCAAGATCCGAAATCAGCATTTACTATTTCTGGAACTCAAATAATCTTTAACGAACCACCATTAGGTTATAGAGACATAGATGGCAACTCTATTACAAAACAAAACTATAAAGAGGGTGTAGACACCCCTGCACAAAGAGTGGTGGGAAGAATTATTAGATTGAAAGATACACAGTCAAATAATTCCTATTTCAGAAAAATTAAAGACATTTCTACAGAATTTGATGGAGAGAAAAAAATCTTTGATTTATATTACGAAAATAATGAAGGAGTGTCATTACCTTCTGGCGAAAATCTTATGGTTTATATTGATGGTGTTTTACAGAAAGCAGGAATAACTCCAACTATTCCTATTGATAGATCTTATTATATCAGAAGAGCAGTTACACCAAATCAGATTGTCTTCATGGAAGCTCCAAAACCAGAGCAAAATTTCTCTGGTATTGCAGTTGGTGGTTACGAAAGAATTAGTATTGATTATAGTTATGTCAATGAAACTAGAACTGGTCCTTTCCCATTAAAATCTTTATTCTTTGATAGAAGAATTGTTATAGATGATGATAGAAATATTTTAGTTTTTGTAAATGATGTTTTACAAAGACCAAGAAGAAATTATTTCATAGCTAACACTACTATATCATTCACAGATCCAATTAAAGAAGGTCAAGAAATAGAGATACTGTATTTGTATGGTATACAAAGTGCAAAATCTGTATTGGCTTTTAATACCGAAGTTCAACCATTCTTAAACAGATACAACATTATAGTTAATGGAGAAGTTCCTTACGTTGAAAATAACTTTAGAGTTAAATCCATTTCAACAGAAGGAATTGTAAGATCTGTTTCGTATATCTACAACATGAATCGAGAAGTTACTCAAACTGTAATTTCTGTAGAAACTCAGAACAAACAATTTACAACAACAGAGAATTTAGTATTCACGAACGGAATAGATGTTATTAATGTCAATAGTTCTTCAATTTCCTATGTTGTTCCATTTACTCAGAATGACAACGCCCAGGAGATAGTTACAAGGTCTAGAGCTGGATTTTTATCTGGAACTACAGTTCCTTACCGTTATAAGAATTCATTGAATTCTGGAGACTTTATTAAAATTGATGGCGAAGATGCATTTAGAGAAATTATTTCTGTTCCTGATGTAGGTATCAAAACAGATTATAGAATTGGAGATGATGTAAATTCTTCTTACTACTCTAGAATACTAGTAAGTAATTACAATTTCTCACAAAGAGGAGAAGGTTTAGATGTAGTTCCTACCATAGAGAATGGTAAAGTCGTATCATTATCATGGGGTAAAATTGATTGGAATCAATATGTTTCTACAAATTCTCTACCAACACCTCCTGGATATGGTTATGAAAACTACGTTCAATTAGAATTTGTTGCTCAACCAGTAAGAGATGAAGATGGTGAGATCATTTCTTCTGCTCAGGGAGGCGGTGCAAAAGCATACGCAATAATTCACGATGGCATAGTGATGGATGTGGTATTGTATTCCCAGGGAGATGGGTATTTAACTGCACCTAGAGTATATGTCACCAGGGGGTATGATTTACTAAGAAAGAGAAAACAAGTTAATACATATGAAGTAAAATTAGATATTTGTTCAGTTGTAGAAAGTGCCTCCTCATTAACTTCATCAATATTTGTTGATGTTATAAGACCGCTTGATCTTCAATTATTAAGTGTTCTATCTTCTGCTTTGGGAGGAGAATTTTTAAAAGTTACTCAAGAACATATAGTAACAATACAGAAAAAAATTGACACTTCTGATATTTCTTCGTATACAGAATCTATATCTACTATTAATTTACAGACTTCAATTAGTTCATACAATACAATTTACACTTTCCAGCAATACAGAACTATAAACTTGAGTTGTCAACCTGCTATTATTTCTACATCAAGTGAGTTACAAAATAACATTTTCTCTGGAGTTGTTGACAAATATAGATTAGGAATAACTGAAAAATATGACCAGAATGTATTAGGTCAAACTGTAAGAAGTTTTACTGAAGGATTTAGATATATGGATGTTGGTTATGCAAATGTTTCAGGGTTTACGATTGAAGATTTTTCAAATTATTACCCAGAAGTTGAAATTGATGGATTTGCTGGAATTTTAGATACCACTAAGATAGAAAATTCGGATATTCCTTGGAATATTGGTTATCCATCTATTCAAGAACATGGAGCTATAATAGATATCCCATTATCACCAACAGATACAACGATTTATATCCCAAATACTTCACGATTTGCCGATTCTGGATATTTGATGTTAAATGGAGAAATAGTTCGTTATACTTATAAATTATCCGATCGTTTTGTTGGTGTTGCCAGAGGTCAAGCAGGAACAACTGCAAAATCACACCTAGCAGGAAGTTATTTGAGAACAACTATTGTAGATACAAAAACTTCTTGGTCTTGGAACGGTTCTGGTTTGTTGTTCAGTTTTAACGAAGCTATAGTTTCTAATTAACCATATAAATATAAATAAATTGGAATCAATCTCTAGAGAGCAAAGTAAATGACAGCTATCATCTCTGATAAATTCAGAATTTTTAATGCGAAACAATTCTACGAATCTCTGTCTGAAGGAGCATCAGACACAGATGATGTAAGAAGCAGAATGTATTTTTTCGTTGGCAGATCCCAACCATGGAATACATATGTAGAGTTTTATAATCGCAGCACTGCTAATTTTTCAGTTGGTGAAACTGTAACTGCTGCAGGTGGATTCAGTGCAACAGTAATTACTGTTTACCCTAATGTATTGCTACTGAACGCTTCACCTTCATCAAATGTCACGAATGGTGCAACTATTACTGGAGGAACTTCAGGTGCTACTGCAAAAGTAGGTCTTTATAGATATGGAACTGAAGATGTTCCTCTTGCTCCAGTTGATAACGAAAAAGAAAAAAATCTAATTTATGATGAAATGATCTCTGCTAAGAGAATCAATTCATCAAATGCTAGACACGTAACCAGAAGATTTAACTGGGATAAAGTAATCAATCCCAAATTCGATATGTGGAGAGGTGATTATTCTTCTCTGAATAGATCTGCCACTGATCAGACAAATATTGCAGATACAAAACATTATGTTTTAAATGTATCGAATTACGAAGTATTTTTATGTGTATATAATGGAACAAACGTATCCAATCCATCTGGTCAAAACGCAACATATCCACCAACAAGAACTCCCGTAAGTGGCGAAGGAACATATGATGGTTCTACGGGGTTATTTACAGAACCATCAGGAACTTATGTTTGGAAATATCTATATACTATTTCCACTGACGATGTAATTAAATTCCTATCATCTGACTTTATGCCTGTTTCGCCTGATAGTGCGGTTCAAGCAGCTGCAGTAGATGGAAGAATTGACGCAGTTTATATCAAAGATGCGGGCACAAACTTACCAGCAAACTTAACTAATAAGTATGCCGCCATCATAGGAGATGGAACTGGAGGAAAAGTTAGATTCTCCACTAACGGTTCTGGTCAATTATCTGCTCTTTCTATTGAATCTAGAGGATCAGGATATACATACGCTTCAGTAATCCTTAAAAATGGGTATGTATACAATGAAGCTGCTCTATCTACTTTAGTTACTACTGGATGGGGAGCAAACCCAGTAGGAGAAATTCAAGTGATTATTCCTCCTCAAGGTGGTTATGGATTTGATATCAATATCAAATCTAAACGCAAAAAGAATTATGATGAATGTTCGTCTCACATATGCTGAAGGAGACGGTGATTTCCCTGTAGATAATGATTTCAGAAGAATTGGAGTAGTTCAAGATCCTCTAAAGTTTGGAACTAGTTCATATTTAACAGAAGATACAGCGACAAATCTATTTTCTGTGAAACTAACCACAGTAACTGGTTCTTTCGTTAAAGATGATGTTATTAGTCAAACTGTATCTGGAGTAACAGCAAAAGGAACTATTGTTTCCTTTACTTACGATGAAGGAAGCACAACTAGTGGAGTTCTAAAATATTACCAATCTCCTCTTGAGCACACAGTAAATGGCAAAGTAAATCCTTTCTTATCAAATGGTGCTAATGCTATTACTGCTTCTCTAGGTGGATCTGGATTTGTTGACACTACTTATGGTAACGTTGGATCTTCTACTGCTTGGGCTTCTGGAGCAGCAGTGACAAATAACTCTTTCGTTACTCATACCTGGACATCAAATGGTATTACATATAATGTAACTTACCAAGTAGTTGGAACGGGTAACTTAGGAACAACTCAACCAAATCATACATCAGGAACTGCTACTAACGGTGCAGTTGATTTGAAAGTATACGAGCCATTGGTTGGTCAACTTTATACTAATGGATTAGCAAATCCAGAGATTAAACCAAATTCAGGCGAAATCATTTATGTAGAAAACAGAAGACTTATTTCAAGATCTCCAGATCAGATTGAAGATATCAAACTCGTAATTGAATTCTGATTGTTATTCGCCATAATAAACTCTACTAGATTGAAATAAAATGCCCCAAAAGATTAACTTAAGTGCTCCTCCTTATAACGATGATTACAAATCCGATAAGGGATTTTATAGAGTTCTTTTCAGACCTGGATATTCTATACAAACTAGAGAATTAACTGCTATACAATCCGTTTTACAAAATCAAATTGAAAATATAGGAAGAAGTAGCTTTAAGCAAGGTCAGCAGGTAATTCCTGGAGAAGTATCATTCAACAATAAACTAGATTATGTGAAGTTGTCATTGGTTTCAGAAGTTGCTACCAATGTCAATGGAAATATTGTTTTTAAAAAATATGATATTGCTAATTTAGTTGGATCTACTCTTCAGGGATTATCATCGGGAGTAACTGCTACGGTAATTTCGTATTCGTATGGTTCTGAAAGTAGAGTCTGATGTTATTTTTGTAATTTATACAAACAGTGGCAATGGAAGCGTAGAGAGCACTTTCAGGCAAGGAGAAACACTAGAAGCAATAGATATTGCTAATACACCTACATTAGTTGTGGGAACAAATGGTAGTGTCTTACCTGCTACGATTGATGTTAAGAATTATGATACTGGCGAAATTTCTACTATCGAAAGCCCTGCAATGGGGTATGCATCGGTCAGTTAAAGTAGAACAAGGTGTTTATTTTATAAATGGATTTTTTGTAAACAATACCGAGCAACTAATAGTAGTAGACAAATACTATAGCAATCCATCAGTTAAAGTTGGATTTAATATCGAAGAAACTATAGTAACACCAGAAGAAGATCAATCATTATATGATAATGCTAGAGGATTTTCAAATTATTCTGCTCCTGGCGCACATAGATTAAAAATTGATCTAAAATTGGTAGCAAAAGAATATGACGAATCAGTAGATCAAGATTATGTTCAGTTAGTTGTAATTAAGAATGGCGAAATACAACAATTAGTTAAAACATCTGATTACAATTTAATTGAAGAAACTTTAGCCAGAAGAACTTATGACGAATCTGGTGATTATGTAGTAGATAATTTTTCGTTAGATTTGAGAGAATATTATCAAAAGAATGGAAACAAAGGGATATATCCTCTTAACACAGAAACCAAATTAGTAAATGGTTTATCAGAGTCAAAAGCAAAATCTCTAATGGTTGCTGGAGTTGGTCCAGGCAAAGCATATATTAAAGGTTATGAAATTGTAAATAAACAGCCAAAGTATGTTAATGTAAATAAATCCCGCGAAGTATTAACTAAACAAGATGTAAGAATTAAATCTTCTTCTCTATCTTACTTTAATGTAACGAATGCTTATGGCTCTATTCCATTAAATGCTGATGGTCAGGAATTAACAGCATATCCAACTATTCAATTAAATTCTACATTTACAGATGGAACGATTGGATATAACAATACAGAAACTTCTAGTGGTAGTGGTGCTGTAGCAGTTGCGAGCATTTCTTCTGGTGGAGTAACTTCAGTTCAAATAACAAATGGTGGATCTAATTACACTTTAGCACCTTCTGTTTCTTTTTCTGCTCCACCTGCAGGGGGAGTAGCGGCTACTGGCGTCGTTAATATTTCTTCAGGGCAAGTTACTGGAATAACAGTTACAAATCCTGGATCTGGTTATACCGCAGCTCCAAGTATTAGTTTTACTGATTCGGTAAAACAGACAGTCGAAAGAAGATCAAAAAAATTCACTATAGATGATGGCATAATCACAATCTACTTGGCAAATCCTGGTAATTATGCTCCAAATCGTAGTATGCCAACGCCGCAAACATTTGGATCTTCATTAACAAAACTCTGGTATGTATCAAACAAAGGAACTAGTTTTGCTACAACAACAGCAAAGAGTGTAGATTTACTATCATATTCTATTGTAAAAAGACCTTTCGATATTTCTCCAGATTCTCCAGAAATAGAATATTTAGAATTGACCGTTGTAGGAAATAAAGAAGACTTACTTACTCTATTCAAAGAGTATGATGAAACTGATGCTATAGGGAAAAGAAGAAAGTTATTTGTAAATGAAGATGATGCAAAAAGATTTTATTTCCAAACTAATTCATCGATATATCCATATTCAGAAATATTTGATTATAATGATGTAACTACCCCTATTGTAGGATTATGCAAACCAAAAGACTTTTCTTTAATAGAAAAAGGAAATGGATTTAATGTAGATACTAACTTTGTTCTTTCTAAAGGAAGACTTTCTGATGGATCCACAACATACAATAGTATCTTTAGATTAGCATATTTCAATCCAACATTTTTTACTAGACTAACAGTAGATACACCTTTAGCATCAGGAGTATTTCAGTCTGGAAAATATGTTATAGGATCTATTAGTGGAGCTTATGGTGTTATTGAAGGATCATCATCTTCAAAATATTCCACCACTTCAGTATTGTTTGTCAATACTTTATCTGGGCAATTTGTCTCAGGAGAAACAATTACTGATGAAGAAGGTAATTCTAGAAGAATTGCAAGAGAAGGAACTATATCTCATTTTGTAGTAGCAAATAGGGGATCAGGTTATCCAGTAACTACAAATATGAAGATTAATGGAATCCCATACGAAAGTTCTGCTATAGAATTATCGTATTCTATTGGTTCTATCTACAAAGCAGTAGTTAAAGATAGAAATCTTGTATCGCAGGTATATTCTTCCACCCCTTCAGTATCTTTCGACACTGGAGTTACAAATCCTTCTGCTTCTGCCATAGTTATTCCTGTTTTATACAGAAACACAGTTTATAACTATAGTCAGCAAGATGTAAAATCTTTACAATGTTCTTTTGGATACTGGTAATAGATACACCTTTACATGCGATGTAGAATCTTTTAATTCTAAGTATGTAAGTAGTAAAATTGTAACTGATTTTACTTTTTCTGGAAATAAAGGATCTAAGTAATATTGAATGTAACGGATTCTCGGGAAATCCTTCATCTGAATTAGTGTAAGGGTGATATTGTTCAATTTACAGATGTAAGCAACAATCCTGTTCGCTCGGTTGTAGAAAGAGTCGATAAATCTGAAGGATTAATAAAAGCTAGAGTTTATCTCGATAATGTTTTACGAGAAAATGTCTCTAACACTAATGTAGTAAAAATAAAACCAAATATTGAAAACTCAGCGGTTTCTACTTTAATTATTCCGACTGGATCAAAATATTTAAAATCCGTAGTAGATTCTCCAGAAAATTCAAATATTACATATTATTTCAGAAAAGATTTTATCACTACTGCTTCTACCAGCGGAGGCAATATAACTTTTGCGGCTCAACTTCCTTTTGGAACTCAAAAATTTGCATCATTCAGCGAAGAAAATTTTATATTAACGGTTTTGGATAAAAAATCTTCAACAACATATAATGGATTATCTGGAGGAGAGTCTGTAGAATCTGGTGATATAATTTACCTGAAAAAAGATCAGGTAACTATTTCAAATACTATTCTAACTGGAAGCGATTTATTAACTGCTGGTAGTGTTAGCATTAATTTACCTTCTTCATTTTTTGGAACAAATACAGATTTTCCAATCTTAAAACTTACTGCTACATTAGAAGTTTCAAAATCAAGACCTAGATTAAAAACTTCTATTACAAACAAAAAGATTTTAATTATTTCTCCTGGAGATAGAGTAGTTCCAATTAGAGGAGTTGATTACGAATCAAATTCAACTGATATTATTTCATATTCCGATGTTTATAAAGTTAGATATGTTTACGAGGGAACTACACAAACACCACCAGTAGTATCAGATAGTGGAGAATTAGTTACAGGAACAGATGTAACAGAAAGATTCTCATTTGATGATGGTCAAAGAGATACTTTCTATGATGTTTCTAGATTAACTTTAAAACCAGGATTTGACCCACCATCTGGTCAATTAATTGTTGCTTTTGATTATTTTGAGCATTCACAGGGAGATTTTTGCACTGTGGATTCTTATCTACATGAGTCTGGTGTCGATCTAGATCAAATTCCAGAATTTAACTCAGTAGTTTTAGGTAAAGTTTCTCTAAGAGATGTCATTGATTTTAGACCTAAAGTTGATTCTGCAGCAATTCTTAGTGGTTACCAAGATACTTCTATATTGGCATCTTCTGATTATAATAGCTTTACTGGTTCTGGTGGAATTGTTTCCAGCACAATAGCAACAGAAAATAATATAGATTATAGTATAGCATTTAATGCCAAGCAATATCTAGATAGAATTGATGGATTGTTCTTAAGCAAGACTGGAGAATTTTTCACAAAAGAAGGAAATTCTTCGTTGAATCCAACCAAGCCATCTGATATAGATGATTGTATTTGTTTGTATTACATGTTTGTTCCTGCATATACAGCAAAAGCATCGGATGTTCGTATTATTCCAGTTGACAATAAGCGTTATACAATGCGCGATATTGGAAAATTAGAAAAGAGAATCGAAAGATTAGAAAAGTATACGATGCTCAGTGTTTTAGAGCAACAAGCTCTAAATATGCAAATCAAAGATGATATTGGTCTAGATAGATTTAAAACTGGATTTGTTGTCGATGGATTCGAAAACCATGGAATTGGTAACGTGGCATCAATTGACTATAAGTGTTCGATTGATACTCAACAATCTTTAATGAGATCTAAATCTGTAGAAGATTCTTATGGATTGACAGAATTAAACACCAGAGATGAGCAAAGATTCACCGATGGTTATCAAAAGAGCAAAAACATTATAACATTACCTTATAGCAGTGTTCCATCTATTCAAAACACATATGCTACCAAAGAGATAAACATCAATCCATTTGTTGTTTTACAATATGCTGGAGATGCAAGATTATATCCTAATATTGATAATTGGTTTGACCAGAAGGAGTCTCCTCTTATTTTAGATAACGACAGTAAATTATTCTCAGTATTCTATGCCAAGAATGATCCTAGAGATGGTTTTAGTAGCATTTACAATAACTACATTGTAAATTGGATTGGAACAAATCGAGTATTTTACAATGTATCATCTTTGTCTGATATAGATTCTATAACTGCATCGGCAACAACAAAGTTAGCAACTACATCAAGTAGTTCTAATATTAGCCCACAAAATAATCAATTGGCTCAAGGAGTCACATCCAAGACTGTTGGATCTAATAACATAATAAGTTCTATCCAAACATTCTGTAGAAGTAGACCTGTTTACTTTAATCTTACCAGAATGAAACCAAAGACTAAATTATATGCTTTCATGGATGGTAAATCTATTGATAGGTGGGTTGTTCAAGATTATGTGTATACTGGAATTCCAGGAAATTCCTTATCCACATTTGGAAGTGGAATAACTACAGATGCAAATGGAAATGCTAGTGGGATGATTCTGATTCCTTCTGGATATGCACCAGAACAAGGATCCGCATGGAACAATGATATTAATAGTGTTCAATATGATACAGAAAATTCAGATCCGTTATCTTTTATTACTGGAATAAAAACTATTAAATTTACATCAAGTAATGATGGATTAGTTGATAGTAGCGTTGATAGTTTTGCTGAAATTAATTATTACGCTACTGGTTCCACACCACAGCAACCAAGTTCAATTGTTTCTACAACACCTGCTATATTTAAATCAGCAGAAGGAATTCAGTTTATTGATAATACGAGATCTCAGGTTTCTCCAAATCCATTATCACAATCGTTTAGAATTGAGAAATATCCAGGTGGAGTATTCTTTACTGGTATTGATTTATATTTTAGAAAGAAGAGCTCTACTATCCCAGTAAAAGTTTATCTAACTAATATAGATAGCGGAAAACCTGGAAAATATATTATTCCAGGAAGTGAGTGTGTTTTAAATCCAGATACTTATCTTCGTGTATATACAAATGGAACGGTAACTGTAAGAAAAGGAGAATTAGTAACTGGGGTTCAGTCTAGATGTTCTGGACCTATTAAAGAAATTTACGATAGAAACAATATTGCATTAACACCTTCTATCAATGGAGATTACACATTATCTAATTTACAAGTATATACTATTGTTTTAGATAATCATAACGGCAAAGAATTCAAGCAGAATGAAACATTAAATATACCATCAGTAGTTTCGTTTAACGCTTCACAAAACACTAATTTGCAAGTAACTATTGCCAAAGATTCTGGCAGAATAACTGGATTAAAAGTTAACAACTTAGGTTCTGGTTACGAATCTGCTACCCTTACCATTGAAAGCCCACAGTTAATAGGAGGAATCAATGCAGTAGCAACTTGTTCTGTTTCCGAAGGAAATATTTATGATGCTTCAATATCAGTTCAAGGTTCTGGATATACAGAAGTTCCTTCTGTCATAATAAATGGAACTGGGTTATCTGCATCTAATGCTTCAATCGAATCTATTTTAACTATTGATACGCCAGGCGTAAGGATGGGCGTTGCTGTCGATCCTTCTGAAGCAAACGCTACTCCATCAATTACTTCGTCAAGATTCAATTTCCAATATCCTGTTTATCTACAAAATAATACAGATTATGCATTTGTAGTCGAATCAGATTCGACTGATTATATTCTATGGGCATCAAAACTAGGAGAAGTTGAAGTATCTTCTCAGGCTGCCGTTACTTCGCAACCATTATTAGGTTCACTATTTAAATCACAAAACGTAGACAATTGGACAGAAGATTTATTTGAAGACTTGAAATTTACACTATATCGTGCTGAATTTGATATTTCTAGAAATGGAGTAGTTTTATTATCAAATGATCAAATTGGATATGAGGAAATAGATTACGATCCTTTTGAAACTAGTTCAGTATCTGATACTACATCAACATCATTACTATTCAAAAATAATAATAAATTTGTAAAAGTTAGACATAAAGCACATGGATTTGAAGATTCTGGAAAGTCATATGTTGCATTCAAAAATGCAGCAGACATCGGTGGAATTACATCAGATTATTTAAATAGTAATATTTTCAAAATTTATAATTCTGGATTAAATTTCTACAATATCGTATCAACATCAAATGCTTCTTCTAGTGTTGTTGGTGGTGGTAGTAAAGTATTAGCCAAATATAACAGAAAATATGAGAAATTATATGCTCAAATAAATCTACTAAATTTCAATGAAACTTCGGTTAATGCTACAGTAAAGACAACCAATATTGTTCCTGTTGATTCAAGAAAATTATATTACAATTCTTATTCTACCACACCTTTTGAAAAGACCTTCTTAAATGAAGATCACTATTTCAACAATCAAAAAGTTCTCTGCTCTAGAATCAATGAGTTGAAGAATATAGATTTGATTCAGGATCAGTCACTAACATATAAAATCGAGTTATCATCTAAAACAAGTTATCTTTCCCCTGTTCTAGATTTATCGTCATCTTCTGTAAAATTAATTAGCAATGAAATAGAAAAATCATACGGTAAAGAAAATAGATACGGAAGAAGAGATCAAATTATTAGTTTTTACCCAATTTATAAATTTAAGGTAAATGGGCAAAACATTGCATCTATTGAGATTGGCGATGCTTCTAATCCAAAATTTGTTACTGGAAATACCAGTAAAGCAAAAGCAGAAGTAGTAAAAAATGATATACCAAATAGTGAAATTTATGTCAAAATGTTAACAGATACATTATTTGTGGCAAATGAATCTCTTGATTTTGCTTCACAACCAACATTCACAGGAATCACGGTAGATAGCACAGGATTAACAGAGATACCATTTAATTTTGGATACAATTCTGTGGTCGAAGCAGTAGATAAAACAGATATAACAAAAGTATATACCAATGTTATTAGCGGCAGGGTTGTTTCATGGGATCCACAAAGCAAGATATTAACAGTATCTAACAACAAAAATCCAATAAATTCTGATTATACATCAGCAGCTACTCCTGGTTCAGATTACGCAAGAATACCAAAATCAAGTTCTTCTGTTCAACAATCTGATATTTTCAGAGTGGGAGATTTGATTTCTTACGAGAATCAAGACGTAAACACCAGAACGTTCTTAGAAGTAAGATCAGTAGATTTTTACACCTGGAGTATTATTTGTTTCTGAGAAAAATAACAATAGTTCATCGGTAGCTAAATATTTAACTAAAGAGATCGCATTAGATTTCTACTTCTACTTCTTTAGATGTGAGATTGACTGCTAATATTTTTGAACAAGATGATATTGAGGTATTATATAAAATTAAACCCGTAAGTTCACAGTTTAATTTTGATGATATTGGGTGGGAATATTTCAATGGTGATGGAAGACCTGATGTTCCAGTAATACCTTCCACAGATAATTATGTATCTGGATATATGGAAAATCAAGAATCATATAAAGAATATAAGTTTAGTGCTTCAAATCTAACTGAGTTTTCTTCATTCTCTGTAAAAATTGTTATGAAGAGTTCAAATCCAGTATTTGTTCCAAAAATTCAAGACGTGAAAATTGTTGCTTCTTTCTGATGAAATACCAAAAAGTAATAGATCATGATCATCTCGTCAGAGATATTGATACTGGTGCCATTATAAATATTGATAAAACCTCTATCGATAAACTAAAGAATGGTCAAAATGGTTCTACAGTGATTAAAACATTACAGACAAATGTAGAGGAGTTGAAATCTGAATTATCTGAGATAAAACAATTACTAAGAGAATTAATCAGACATGACAATTAGAAACGTTCCAAAGTCATATACCTTTGAGCAACAGAGACAAGAGATTAATACTCTAAGCTCAGATGTAGGAGATCTTTCAACTCTTTCAACTACAAATAAATCATCTATAGTTGCTGCTATTAACGAAGTTAAATTAGTAGATGGAACAGTTGGATCATTAACTTCATTATCAACCACTAACAAAACCAGTATTGTAAATGCTATCAATGAATTAGATAGTGATATTGGCGATAAGAGTCTACTTACAACTACAACAAAAACAAATTTAGTTGCTGCTGTTAATGAGTTAGATAGTGACGTTGGAGACAAGTCAACGTTAACCACTGCAGCGAAGACTAATTTAGTTGCTGCCGTTAATGAGTTGGATGGTGATGTTGGTGATAAATCTACTCTTACTACTACAGCAAAGACTAATCTAGTTGCTGCTGTTAACGAACTAAACTCAGATAGACAGAAAGTTGCTACTAGCGGTGATATAACTACGGTTACTGATCAATCAGTTCCTTTCTTACCTTCAACGGTAACACCAACTAATTTAACATACAATACAAATTTAACTTATAATCCTTCTTCAGGAACATTAAAAACTAAGTTCGTCAGAATTAATGATACTACAGGATCTATTACTGTTCCAGAAGGAAATAGTGATAATCCATCATTAGTTTTCGAATCTTTAGGAAAGAAATAAATCTGGATTTTACAGAAAAAATGATTCTATTGGGGTTGGGTTCCAAGGAAGACCACCTCAAATATTTTTCAACCCAGACGGAACTATTCAGTCTGCTGGAGTTCAAACAGCAAATGCTTCTGAACTACAACTTACGAATAATCCCAAGTGCTTATATGTAAGTGAGCAAGAATATTATGCTACTGACTCTTGGACAAATAATGGATTAAGTCTGAATAAACCATTTAGAACTATCACTAGAGCATTACTAGAAGCAGCAAGACAATCATATATTATTGATACTGAGACAAGCACGAACAATGATAAATTTGAGTATTTTACTATCATTGTTTTCCCTGGAAACTATGAAATTGATAACAGACCTGGAACATCTTTATCAGTAGAAAATGCTATCAATTTCTTCGAGAACAGAAATAACTACGGACCAACTGGTAAAGTTGGTAGTGTAGTTCCTGCTAATTTAGTAACTACAAAAACTTCATCATTCCTGTATAACGCTGGAAGTATTGTTCTTTCACCAAACGCTACGGGAGTTACCAGTGGATTGAGGATTGTTGGTCCTGGTATCCCAGATGGAGCTTTTGTTGGAACTATTGCTGGTTCTACTATATCATTGGTAAATTCTAGTGGTCAGGGTGTGCAAACCACTGGCGAACAAACTAATGTTACTATTGAATTTTATCAAGATGTTTCTTTAAGAGCACCTGCAAGTTACACTAATGTTTCTGCTTCTGGTGGATCTGGTTCTGGAGTTACATTTGATGTTCAGTTCACCACTGAAGAAATTATCATCAAACCAAATAATCTAGGAAATGGTTATTATGCCAATGAACTTCTAACTATTTCCTCAGCAAACTTAGGAAATACTGGTTCATTGTCTATTCTAATTACAGAATTATTTGATGACAGCGAAGTAGCTATTTCTAATAATCTATATCTATTAAACCCACCTTCAGGAGGAGTTATCGTTCCAAGAGGAACTTCGATTGTTGGTTTAGACTTAAGAAAGACGGTAATTAGACCAAAATATATTCCAGATCCAACCATCCCACCTTCTGGTGACCACAGAGCTCAGGATGCATCTAACCTAATCAAATCAAACAGGGAATATATTATTTCTGAAGCATTTGGATATCTACAAGCAAATACAACAAAGAAAACGGTCTCTACCATCACACAAGGAGCAATTTTATACGACAACACTGGAACTGTAAATGATATTTACGAACCAGATGTATTTACTTGCACAGGTCATGGATTTGTAGAGAATACTCCCATTAAATTTGCAAACATTCCTGGATCTGGAGTTACTCTATATACAAATCAAGTTTATTATGTAGATTACGTTGATGCAAATACTTTTAGAGTTAAGTCTTCAAAAACTAGTGCTCCATTAAGCAATATAGTTACAGCAACACAATCTTCTCTAACACTGACGGCATATTCGTTTAATACTGGATCAGCATCATGTAAGAGGGATATCGGTTATTTTGTCGATTCTTTAGCATATGATGTATCGCGTGGAGGTAATTCTAAAATTTATGATAATGCAGAATTCTATATCACTGGAACGACTACACAGTTAATTAAAGGAGCAACTGAAATTGCAGATACATTATCATGCTTAAGATATGCAACGAATCTTGCTGCATCATCCATCAGAAATCACGAGTTTCAACTAAGAGCAACTAGAAGCGGCACCACTCTAACTCTTTCTACTGCTCAATATGGTTTAACGGTTGGAATGGTTGTTACTGGTGCTGGTATTACAGGAACTGTTAAAATCGCATCAATATCATATGCATCGAATGGTTCATGTTCATCAGTAATTTTAGATACTAATATTGGAACTGGAACTCAATCCGATTATACTTTTAGCGCAAAAAATACTTATAAGTATGGTTTCGTTACTCCATACAACGAAAGTAAGTTTGATAGTTTTCCATTCTATGACAATTCTTATAAAAAGACTAGTGGTGCAACTACAGAATGTCAATCGATAGTATCTTCTATCTTTACATTATATTCTGTATTCAATACTATCTTAAATAACCCAACAACTTACATAGTTTCATCCAGCCCAAATTACATACAAAAAACATATCCATATGGATATGACAGGGATTTGGAAAGTGCTGTATTCAGAGTAACTGGTGGATGTTACTTCTGGCAGATGACGTTTAAAGATGGAGATACAACTGCTCTCCCATATTACATCAATGCCAGTGGTCAATTAACCCAATACACTTCTCTACAAAATGAGCCTACAGATGCACAAAAAGAAGCATATAGAATTCTCACAGAAAACAGAAGTGATATCATAAACAATACATATAATGATCTTTTAGCTGCATACCCAACATTTACTTTTGGGGCTCCTGGCGGAAGTACAACCGAAGTTATTGATCAGTATAAAGCTATTTGTAAGAGAGATCTAGGATACATTTTCGATGCTCTAGCAACTGATATTTTTGATGGAGGAAATGCAAACACTATTGATTCTGCAAAGTTCTATCTAAATGCAACCCAAGACGCTCTATCGTCTAATGGATTGGCTGGGGAAACTACTCAATCTATTTTTGCATTCAATAAGTTAAGAGATTATATGATCGGATTCGTCGCAGATGATGATCTAGATATCAAATTAACTACATTAACTTCGTATATTACCAATACATTAACTTCACCTGGAACTATTGATTTTGATTCAATTCGTAACGAAAACAATAACCAAGGTCAATTCCCATGTAGTCACCATAGACTAGTAACATTTAAGTTTGTAAACAAGCAAGAACTAGATGAGTATTACGATAAAATTGAAGCAGTTTATAATGCTAATTTCGAACCAGATATTCCAGCAACTTCAACTGCTACCGTATCACAAATAACAAATGATACATCTGGAGATATTTTTACGACACAATTAAATCATGGATTTGATGAAAATACTCCAGTTAAATTTAGACCTTTTGTTGATGCAAACGTAACACTAAATCGCTATAAGACATACTATGTAAAATATGTTTCTAAGGATAAATTCAAATTAAAGAATGCTCCTTCCCTTGTTCCTTATGTCAGCAATCAAGCAGCTGATGCATACAATTTAGTTTTAGCAAACTTGAATTTAATTGCAGAGGAAGCATATTGGAAATCTAATTCTACTAGCGCAATTACTCTACCAGGCAGTTCTACATTCACGGATTGTTTAGATGATGTGAAAGATGTATTGAAATCAGTAATGTATAACGTGAAGTATGGTTACAATGATAGAGCCTGGGAAGCAGGAAACATTTATGCTACAGGAAGATATGTAACTAACAACAAAACACAAACTATCACTGTTTTAAATAAAGCAAGAGACTATGCTATATCAGCAATGCGTAATGCTGATTTTATTGAGACTAGAACCTTCTCTAGTATCTCTAGAGCTTCTACGACAGTTACTGTAAATACAGGAAGCGCACATGGTTATGTAACAGGCGACAAGATAGTAGTAGATGCTTCTAACAATGCATTTGATACAACTGATGCATCACCAGCAACTATAACAGTAACTACTACTACACAGTTTACCTATACTACAGTAGCATCTGGTGCTATTGCAACTGGTGCTACAGGAACTTTCAGAAAAGCGAATTCTAATCAATCGAAAGACACTTCAGTTACTAATGATCCTCTATCACCTAAGTGTGCTTCGGTAGCAGAAGCAATTACAACTCTATTCTCAATTATTACGACATCTATTAATAATGAGAACATGAATCATGTATTGAAAACTGTTCCTCCAATTACACCAACTGAAGAATCTGAAGAAGTATTAACCAACGTAGTTACTGCAAATAGAACCGTAAGTATTAAAATCTACGACGCAGATGCATATAGTCAGAGGGTAGAAGAGAATAGAATCGTTGGAGATGCTTCAAAGAATACTACAATTGATACCGTATCTTCAGCATCCCCATACATTTTCAACTGCTCATTGAGATCAGTTTATGGTATGTGTGGTATGCACGCGAATGGTGAAGATGCTACTGGATTTAAATCCATGGTTCTTGCCCAGTATACGGGTATTTCTCTACAAAGAGATAATAGAGCATTTATAAGATTAAATTATTTGAATGGATTACCTACCAACAAAGTAAACGCTGCTGATAATAGATTTACAAAAGTAGATTCTGAATATGTCGATTACTGGAGAAACTATCACGTTAAAGCATCTAATAATGGATTCCTACAAGTTGTTTCTGTTTTCGCGGTTGGTTATGCAGACCACTTTGTATCAGATACTGGTTCCGATATTTCGATTACAAACTCAAACTCAAACTTTGGTAATATAGCTACTCTTTCAACTGGTTATAAAGAGAGAGCATTCCCACAAGACACCAGAGGTCAAATTGTTGGTATTATTCCACCAAAAGGAATTGATTACAGCAGAACAAATGCCATCATTCTAGATGAAATTGATTACAGAACTATTGAAAAGTGGAACGAGTCAAGAACTATTAACGGTGGACCAGGAGAAAATAAATTTGGTAAGATATATGTCAAATCTACTTCAGTAAATGGATTATATGAAAGAGATGGATTACCAGAATATACAGATTCCGATGGAAACAGATGGTTACTCATTGATGGAGTTAATTATCTGCTAGGTAAAGGAAAAAATATTTCATACAAATCAAATGGCGATTATGAAACTAATTCCATTCAAAATGAATATATCTATGGGTCATTTTCAAAATACAGTGGTTCTACCGACCAAGGAGAATTTAGAGCAAGATTAAGACAAAGAAATCCAAATAATTGAATTGGATGCAAGAACTTCTTATGATATTTTGACTAGCACGAAAACAGTTTCATATACCGCCACACAAACTAGTTTTGTAGTTTCAGATGCAACTGGTATTTCGGCTGGTCAAAAAGTTACTTCTTCTGTATCAGGAATACCAGCAAATACATTTGTTGGATCTGTTTCTGGAACTACAGTTAATTTAGTTAATGCTTCTGGAACACCTGTAGCAATTACAGTTACTCAAGCTTCTGCAGTTGTCAATTTTTATAGAGTTTTAGATACCGCAGAAAATAGTAACAGACAATTCTATGGATGGGAATATTCCGAAACTTCTGGTGGAGTTGATTTAGGTTCTCTAGTGTTGTATGTTGATGAATTTGTTATGTATGATGATGTATTCTATCACACAGAATATCTGACTAAGGTTCAAAATGATGCTAACCTTGCAGGTCAAACAGCAAACTTCCCAGCAAACTTATCAGCTGGAACTACATATGATCCTTCAGGCAATCAAGTAAGTGGAATTTCATTATCGTATAATGATGCCTATGATTATCCATACGGCAACTTATTGAAGAGAATTTTACAAAGATATGATTCTGACGTAAATTATACTTTAAACACTACTGACAATTTAGAATATGAGCCAGGTTCTACAATTGCTAACGCATACATCAAGAGAGTAACAGATTCCAGATTACAAAAGGATCACATTTGGAGATTTGTATATCGCATTCCTAAGGAATCAAATGCAAAACCACCAGAAAGAAAATATGTCATTCAGCTACTTTCTGATGATGCTCCATCATATTCCAGATCTTTCTACATTTACGATGTAGAAACGGTTGATGAATATGTAGCTGATACACAAGATGGTATCTATTACTTAACTGTATTAGATGCTAATGTTAGAGACATTAAAGGAACAAATGATCTACTGAAAATTGGTTATAGTCAGAATCAATATTTCCTATATCCAGAAGTTAATTTGGATAATCCAGAATGGAATCCAAAAGAAGCATATAGTGTGTATAATAATGATGTAAAGATTAGAACAGTAGTATTAGAAGATTCTAATTTATCTACAGATAATTACGAAAGAGTTACTTCATATTCAATTAGTGGAGAATTAACAAAGAACTTCACAAATTATATTACTGATAAAAATTGCCGCGAAGTTACTTTCCCATCCAGTGCGTTATCATCTAGTGCTACCAACTCAGTATTCTCTAACATCAGATCCGTTTATCAATCAAACTCAGACAATAATATTGGAATTAATAAAGATGTATTCTCTGGAACTACTCTGAGTAGTAGAGTTGTTAAATTTAAGAGAACCTGCTCAGCATCTCCAAATAATACTCAACTATTAAATGTCACTGACATCGAAAAATTAGTGGTAGGTGCAGAGTTAATTAGTATTTCTCCCGCTGGTGGAGGAACTATACCAACTGGAGGTGTGACGATTACTGCTATTGATACAGAAACTAGAACGGTAACTTTAAGTTCAACTTTATCAGTTTCAAATACTACAGTTTACACATATACTTTCAATAACCCAATTGCTGTTAAAATTCACAGACCTTCAAATATTCGTGCTTCTGGTCATACATGGGAATATGTTGGTTATGGTCCTGGTAACTATTCAACCGCATTCCCTGTATTCCAGACGATTGTTCTTAACCGTCAACAAATTATTAACTCACAGACTATTGAAAGGAATGGTGGTTTCAACGGTTCCAGTGGAACTAACTCGAATGGTGACTTCTTTATCGGCACACAAGTTATTGATACCAAGGGAAGCCAGTCAGAAACGGTTAATGTTCCTAAGTTAAAGACTTCTGCACAAAATCGTTTAGTTGATCCAACTGATTTATTATTCATTACTGCTGCCTCTAGCAGTGGAACTGGAAACCTTTCTGCGTTCTCAGAAAACCTACAGAACACAGTAAGAACTCAGTTATCTGATCAGTCAAGTAAGACAGTTACTTATGATAAAGTTACTGTTGCTAACTTGGAAGTGGGAACAAATATTAAGATTAGTGGAGCAATTGACATTAGAAATAGCAACATGAATGCTACTGATTCTACATTGCTATTCCCTAAATTTAGTTCGGATGGTAAGAAATATGGATTTGCTAAGAGAGTTGATACAGAAAATATTAACTGGACTGCATCTAGACAATCATTACCAGAAGATGGATTTGTAACTGCTAGAGACCTTGGAGAATGGGCATATATAAACAGGGTGACTGGTTCATCTCTTGCCCAAGAGTGGAAGACTATCCAAGATGGTCAATTCTTATATGCAGCAGATACAGTAGGTGTTTCTAGAATTTATACTTTCCAGTATGGTTCTAATTTCTATCTTAATGCAACTACTGCTCAAATAAATCCAACTGATTTTTACCTCAAGATTGGTAAAACACCAGGAAGTGTTTTAACACAAAACCAAGGATTAAGTGGATTTATATATGTTAATGTTTCTGCTATAAACACCCAATACCCCGTCATAAAAGGATTAGATCCTCTAGACGTTAATGGTGGAGTTGAGTGGAGAGCATTGAAAAATGCTTGGTTAAATCCAGATACTAGTGAAAATGGTGTAAGTGGAAACTTTGTAATTAGCTACTATATTCACAGCCCAACCCTAATTATCTACAACGTAAACCCATTTGAGGTATAAGAATGCCTAATAGGATTATATTTTCCAGTAAGACAAAAGTAGGAATTGAAGCAGGTAAAATTCCTACTTCTGTTGATGTTCTTGTTCAGACTGACAACAGCCCAAACATGGATGATTTCCGTAATTGGGCATCAGATACAAACGCTCTAATTAGCTTGAACAGAACTCTACAGAATGAAGGTATTGGAAATACTAGTTCTGGAGCTCAGTATTTTAATAGATATGGTTCAGCAAACTTATACCAAACAAAACTCATTCCTACTACTGACTACGCTGGAAGAACAGTGGCAGCTCAGGGCGACAATAGATCATGGATTAGAAAAGATTATATTGAAAATTATAAAATTACTTCCAGAGGTGCATTAAATAAAAGTAAAACTATTTTTAGTGTGAATCTAGGAGGAACTCAGCAAACCGAAAGATTATATACTATTCTAATTCCCACTGCGGGTGGTTCGGCAACTGAACCACCTCAATCTAATGTTCTTGGTAATCCGCCACAATTACCAGGAATTTTCGATGGTAGCATTACTCGCAAATTTAACAACTGCTACTGGAAATGGAGCAGGATTTACTTCTGTAACTGTCGAGTCTATATACGGTTCTGCAGTGGCATCATTTGGCATCTACGCTGGCGGTTCTATTTCTGGAATAGGTATTCCTCCAAATACTTTTATTGGTTCTTCTTATGTGTCTGGTTCGACCACTATTCCACTTGTGGATAGTCAAGGTTCTCCAGTTCAATTAACCGAGAACTGCCAATCTCAGATATTATATGTGGAAATCCCAGATTCTATGGATCCAATGGGAGTTCCTCATTACAACACCCCAGCAAACGGAGCAGGAGCTAGCTTTTCTGTTTATTACAACGAAGACGCTGGCATTGAAGAAGTTATTGTAGTAAATCCTGGAGATAACTATTCAGCATCAAATCAAACCACGACGAATAAATTAATTATCCCAGGAAGTTTTGTAGGTGGCGATGATGGAGATAATGATATTACATTAACATCATATAATTTAAACACATATGCTTTATTAATTACTACCACTGATTTTCAAGAAAAGAGTGTAAATTTACAGGATATCGTTAATTCAGAAGAAACAGGTATCGATACATTCACTTACACAGGAACATCAGCTGGTGTTGTTACTAAATCAGCAACTATGGTCAAAGACCAGACGTCCATTACCGTAAGTAACAATACCTTGATTCAGAAAGGGATGCGAGTAACTTCTTCTACAGGTTATGGCATCCCTGTCGATACTATCGTCGCTGATAGTTACATCCCTGGAAACAACCAAGTTCCTTTAGCAACTTTAAACGGCATTACTCCACAAAAAGTTACTTTAACATATTCAACCCCAATTAACGTAACTTTCGAATATGCAGCAACTTTCACAAACGTTTCAGGAACAAATATCAGTGGTTCTGGTTCTGGTGCTCAATTTATTGTCACAAAAAATGTCAATAACACATACAATGTGTTCATGACAAATTCTGGTTCTAATTATGTTACGGGAACGCAAATTAAAATAAATGGTAGTCAAATTGGTGGCGTTACTGGTGTTAATGATTTAATTATTAACGTTCAGAAAGTATTAGATAAATTCCCAGCTGGAACTAGAATTACTTTCTTCGAGAAGTCGGTATCTAATCCTGGTTACTATGAACTATATTTAAGTAGTTTCCCTAGAACAGGATTCTCTATAACAAAAACAACTTCAACAACTGGCAACACAACTGGAAATAATTTTATTACTGTAACCGATGGTTCTCAGATTGCTGCTGGTCAACAAGTTTCTGCAGTTGGTGGCATTCCATCTGGAACCTATGTCGCTAATTCTTATGTGTCTGGATCTACTACAGTTTTTTTATCAGAAGCAGATGGAACAACTGAGGTGCTTTTAACTGCAAATACTAATAGCACTTCAGTAACATTCTCGTCTCCTGTTGTCATTGAAAATGGAGATGGTCTAGTTTTTTATCGTTCATACAATAGTTTCTGGTCACAATTAAACAGTGGATCTATATTTGAAGGAAGACCAACTAATTATGTTGCTTGGTATAGAGCTACAAAATTACAAACAAGATTTTTCCCAGTTACTCTATTACCACCTTCAAATAGTAACAACAAGTATAGATTATACACACAAAGATTCCGAGTAGATTCTGATGTAAATTTAAAAACTGCAACCAAATTAAACTCTGATTGGTCATTACATATTCAGGTAGGAAAAAACCAAGATCCAAAATGGGAAACGGCAGTTATAGTTTCTATTGATATTCAATCTACATATGTCTTAAATGGAAAGACTAGATATATCTGTGAATTGGTAATGCAATATCCTTCCAAGTATTCTTGGGATTTGGATACTGAAGAAATTTCATATTGTTATGTTTACAAAAATACTTTGGGTGGTATTTTTTCTGATTATATTACACAAACAGTTCCATATAATAAAGCATTAGTAACATCTGAATATGTGTGGAAAGCTCCAAATATAACACCAATTCAGGTAACAAATACTGCAACGACGACAGATGGAGGAATTTTTAATCTCACAAATATAAATGAAACTCCAGTAACTGGAACCACACCGACATTTAGATTATTAGATAAAGATACATTTTCAATGTATATTAGAACGTGGAAAGATATTGTTCCCGCTACATATTCATCTGAATTAACATCAGATCAAATTAAATTAATTTCTCTAGCATCTGATCCTAGATACATTTATCTGTCTCCAAGAAGCGTTTCAGTTCCGTTCTTCAATGAATGGAAATACTTATATTAATGTTGATACTGGAACTTTATCTTTAGGAACAACACCCCAATCAAATAGCAATATAAACTACACAACAAATGTAGTTAGATTAGATGCATATCCGACTTACGCACCAACTGCTCCTGGAACATGGACATATTCTTTTGGTAGACAATATTTGTATTATCAAGAATATGCTTGGAATTACTATAGTGATAATTTAACTGCTAGCACGCAAACTGGGAATCCAACGAGCTTATCAACTCCTTATAAATTTGTTTCTACTGTTCCGTATTCACAAACAGTAACAACAACATCAACTGGAACTGGTAATCCGATTATTATATCACTAGATGCTCATGGTCTTCAGTCTGGTGATGCTATTGTTATGGGTGGTTCTCTTCCAGCAGGTATTTCTTCTGGTTCTATAAACAGCAGAGGGAATGTAACTGGAACAACTTATTATGTTTCTTCTTCTGGATTGACAGTAGACACTTTCCAAATTTCTTCAACTGTAGGTGGAGCTTCATTATCATCTTCTTCTGGTTCTATTACAACACCAGATGTGAGAACTTCTAGTGTCACTGCTTTATTGAGAGCAGCAAATACAATAACTTCCAGTCAAGTTGATGGTATTCAATTAACTGGATTACATGGATTAGTTATTCGTGGTTCTTATAAGATTCAAGCAGGAACTACGGAACCTATTCAATTACAAGACCAATATTATTACATTAAAAGAGAATTTCCAAATAAAGATAGTATAGACGGAAATGCTTTAACTATTTCTACAATTAGTAGAACCAATAATTTGGTAACAGTAGTTACTACAACTGCTCATAGATATTCAAATGGAGAAAGAGTCACTGTTAATAGCGCAATAACAGCGTTGAATACTACAGATGAATCACCTGCAATCATTACTGTTGTAAACAGCACAACTTTTAGATACACTTTAGTGGGAAGTAATTTTTCATCTACTGGAGGAACTGTTCAAGCAAGAGCTGGATGGAAAAGATATATTAAATTAAACAGTGAAATAATTTCATATGATTATTACACCGTAGACGGCAATAATCGTTATACATTATATGGTGTTTCTAGGGGGGAATTAGGAACTACTGCACAATCACATTCAAATAATCCATCGATTAGTTTAGTATTGGATACTTGGAGCCCATCTGGAGCAAGAATAACTAATAACTTATTCAACACTGATGGCACATTAAAATCAAATGTTTCCCTAACATACCAAAACAACTGGACGTATACTAGAGAATTTCCAGACTACGGTGGATCTAATGGTTTGATGTATTATGGAACTGGTAAGAGAGATTCATTCCAACCATCTAGATGGGAAGTCGCTCTATTTGGTCCCGCTTATTTTGCTCCAGGAACATTATCATTTGTTACCTGCAGTGATCAATACGATGCTTCTAGAGTGTCTGGAAGATATACTGGCGTTACTGGAACTGCTAGTGCATTAGGTGCTAGCGCACAATTCACTATAACTATCGGTTTAGTAGCTACAACTACTGGTTCATACACATCTGGAACAAATACAGTTACCGTTGGAGATGCGACTGGTATTGTAGCTGGTCAAAAAATTACTTCGTCTGCTAGCGGTATTCCTTCAAATACTACCGTTACAAACGTATCAGGAACAACGCTAACATTATCTGCTAATTTGACTGTCACACAGACTACCCCAACTTTGTATTTTTTCCACCCAACAGATAGAACATTAGATGTATCTGTAAGTAACGGAGGAAACAGTTATAAGTTAGGAGAAACTATTACTATTGCTGCATCAAGTATTGGCGGTGCTGGTGCTAACTTAGTTGTAACTGCATCGTATTTAAATTTTGGTAGTTTATATGATGGAATGGATTTTGGTCAACCAGGAATTTCTAAAAAATTAGTAAAGAATCCATGGTATCAAGCATTATATAAAGAATCAAGTGAGGTAAAATATTATCAAGAACCAGCACCTGTAGAGCAACGTTCATACGAAGATTTATTCGGTGCTTTTTCACAGGCAATGGTTAAGAGTAAAAATTTAGTCAGTGGTATTCCTGATGATACTACACCATATTACAATGTTAGATCTACTGCTGATGCCATCCTATTACAAGCATCCAGAGATCAATATTATTCATATCTATCTGGATTGATTAAGAGACCAAAATATTTAACAGCACAATCTACGTCAAACTCAAGTACATTAGTTATCAACGATGCTACGGGAGTTGAAGTTGGTGATGCTATCTATGGTCCTGGTATTTCTACAGATGGAGCAATAATTAAAAGTATTACTGGTAGCGCATACTTTACTCTTGCATATAGAAATGGTGTTATTAAATTAGGAAATAATACTTACAAAAAAACAACGGGTAGATGGGCATGGGATGCAGATGTATATTCTGCTACTGGATATACAACTAATGTTTATGCCTCAGCTAAAGCAGGAGAGACAAGTAGTTATATTATGTTTGGTTTAAATAGCGATCAACTAACTGATGCTAGTTATGCTACTATAGATTATGCGTGGTATGTTAATGGAAATGGTAGAGCATATATTTACGAAAATGGTAGATACATAGGAGACTATGGAGTTTACTATACAACTACTGATTTTAGAGTAGAATATGATGGAACTAATGTAGTATATTATAAAGATGGAGCAGCACAAAGAACTGTTGCTAGAACTATTGGATCTGCTCTGTATTTCGATTCTTCCTTCTACAATGTTGGTGGTTCTTTGAAGGATGTTAAATTTGGAGATACTACTGTTGCTTCTTCGAATAGCACAGAAGCGACCATTCAGATTAGAAGTAGGAGAGTAGTTACTAAAGATATACAAGTTATCAGATATGAATATCCAGTATCTGATGCTTCTTTGGGAGTTGTTGCAAGATTATCTATACCAAATTCATTTGGTATTTCTCAACCATTAGTAGATCCAAATATTGGGCCATTCAAATATTACTTATCAGAAATAAAATTTGAATACGTTGATCCCATTTACCAAACACAATTTAAAACATTTTTCTTTGAAGAAGACAAATATTCAGCTCCTGTTTTAAAAACATGAAGTTGACAATTCAACTGGAAACCTATTTTTATATTTTAAGAATCCAACATTATTAAATTCTCTGACTAAAGAAAAATTCGATTCTTCTCTATATTCTCTTAAATCAAAAATAGAAATAATTTCATTTGAAGATTATAAGTTAAATACAGAAGTTACTAGAGTTGGGGTTAATTTATCTACATCATCAAAACAAATTAATATAGGAAGTATTACTGGCATTCAGCAAGGAATGACAGTTACTAATTTCAACACGGGTGGATTAACAAATTATACAGGAACTGTTGCTCCAAATACAACCGTAGTATCCATAGATAGTGATGAACTTATTACTTTAAATAATTTCCCAACTGCTGCTGGATTGTCTTCTCTGAAATTTACTAGTAATGTTACATATCCAGTTGGAACTCAATATATTATTGATCCATCTCCTAATTTAAATAAGAATAGTAGATATATTCTAGACACCGCTAGACCAACTTATTTCACTTCTAAGTGGATTTCTGGGCAGACAGAAATTAGATTTATTCTTCTCTCCAGATGTAAACGATCCATCTACTTCTATTAACTATCCTTTCAATATTGATGAACCAGTGAAGTATTATGCGGTGGATAGTGGGGATAGATTAATCTATAAAATTTCTTCCATAGGATTAAATGGTTCTTCATCTTTCTTATCCCGATCAACATCTGATACAACTTTTGCTAATTTAGCGATTGGTCAAAAAGTATACTTTACTAATATTCCTGCTGGAGTTTCTTTATCAGAAAATACAGTATATTACATAACTTATGTTTTAAATAATGACATTCGTATTTCAAACCAAGACCCGCTTCAAGGAACTGTAACTTCATTAGATATTACTGGAGGATCTTCTTTATCCAATCTAAATCTAAGAATGAGAAGAATTTATACCACTGGTGCTGACAGAGATACATTAAGAACTTCTCTAACTTATTTTGATTACCCAGTTCAGTCTGGAATATCGGAAATTCCATCAGGAGATATTTTTACAAAAACAGTATCTTCTAACGGAGGAACTTTATCAAATGGAGAGTTAGTAAGCTTCTCTAGATCAGGAACTGCATTAACAACATACAATGGAACTGCATCAACTACCGTTGTCAGCACTGGTTCTTCTGCTACTTTTAATGTCACTAAATCCAGCAGCAAATATAGTAGTATCTCATTAAGTGCTGCTGGAACTGGATATAAAGTAAATGATACATTAAAAATTAATGGTTCTTCCTTAGGTGGAGATAATACCACTCATGATATTGGAATTACTGTTAATACTGTCGCTAATGTTTCTTATACTAATATATCTGCCACTAATGTTACTGGGTCTGGTTCTGGAGCCACATTTAATGTTACTAGGAATGGAACAACTTATACCGTAACTCGCAGCAGTGGAGGAACAGGTTATTCTTCAACTGCAGGTTCAAATACTATTAAATTATTAGGAACAGATTTAGGTGGGGCATCACCAGCAAATGATATTACAATTACAATTACTGGAGTAACCAGTGGCGTAATTAATACTAATGGATTCACATTTACTGGAACTGCTATTGAAAGTAATCCAATAGCAACTTTCTCCAGTAATATAGGAACTGGTGCTACTGTCTCTGGTGGAACTTATAATGGGCAGGCAACTGCCAATTCAAAGACAATATACACTGGGGTTACCGCATCATCGACAACCAATGGTGGTAGTGGAGCTACATTCGATGTATCTGTAAGCGGAACGACTTATACAGTAACTAAAACCAGTAATGGAAGTGGATACACCAATAGTAGTGTTATTACTATCAATGGGTCTTCTGTAGGAGGCGTTACTACAACAAATAATCTCACCATAACTGTCACAGCAGTATCAACTGGAAATGATAGAATTCTTGTAAATAGTGGCACTTTGATTGAACCTGGAATGTATGTGGTTTCTGATACTGCAGGAATTCCTGCATTGACTGTAGTTGGCAACTCTTATGTTTCTGGATCAACTACGGTTCCTCTCACCACTACCAGCGGAACTCCTATAAGTCTAACAAGTAATATCAGTGGTGCTGGTGTAGTATTCACTAAAGGTTCATTGAGAATATATTCTTATGATGGAAACACATACCAAACATACCCATATACTGGAATAGCAATTACACCATCTTCTGTTGGATATCCAGTAGAATCAATTGGTGTTAATGTTCAAATCCCATCAGCAACATATCAAGACCAAATACAATTTACATTTGCAAACAATACTTTACCACAAGAACTATATCCATATGCAAAAGTTGAAGTAAGATGGCCTACTTTGACACTAGCAGAATCTATAGATGGCACAGATACTATTATAAAAGTAAATGGAACTATTCCATCTGGATATCCAGAATTCGGAAACGTAAGGATAGGAACCGAAAAAATTTACTATGGATATAGAACCGTCACATACTTTGGCGATTGCGTCATAAAATTTGCACACACATCGGGAGATACAATTACACACAGCCCCAACTACACTATTAAACCAGATGGTCTATTGTATAATGGTTGCACACAGAACAATAACACAAAACTTATAGTAATGTCTCCCACACCATCTACTGGTGCTGGTTATTCTCCTAGTGGATCATCACAGACAATCTATGTTGCTGGGTTTGAAATGGATAGGGATTCGACGAATGCAATTAGTTTCCCATCCACAGCAAAATATTCTATAAGTAGCGACAAATTTAATTATTGCGAAGTAACAGTAAACAGAACTGGTAATAGCATCACCATTCCTGGCGGTGCTATCAAGGATGGGCAAACTTTAAATGATGGAGATGAAATTATTCTCAACAGTAGTTTTGGTTTGGGGTCTGGATACAAAGTGGTTCAACCATTGTCTTCCACCAAGGTATTAATCAACAAACCAACAATATCAGATACCAGAAATACTAGCGGTGTTCCTGAGTATAGAAGATTATTTACTTGCGATTCTGATATTATTTCTGGTATGAACGATACGTTTATCGATACTGCTTTAAGTTTCAATGCACAAAAAGGATTGAAGTATGTTGGATTATCTGGATGCACTGATTTCAAACCAGTGAAATGCACGAAGATTAAGTATGCAACTGCGACATCAAATAAGTATTCAAACACTGTAACCTTGGCAGATGATATTGCCGCATCTACATACACTTTAACTGGATTGAGCAATTATTATTCCTCTGGTTCAACTAAAGCTTCTGGGGTTAAATCTGTTCTGTTCTTTGATGGAGAAGATTATGAAATTAAATCAATTAATGGAAGAACTGTAACTCTAGTTCAACCATTGAAGCAAAGAATAAGATTTAGAGATACTGTAACTATAAAATCCGATTCATATGTTTCGGAATTTGAAAGAGTTCCTAACGTGAAAGGATTAGTTTACGGCCCACAAAAAGCAATATTCTATGATAGATATAGAGCTGCTAGAGTAACGTCTGCATCATTGGGTTATAATGGAACTGTAAACCGCTACAGATGGAGATTAAGTTTTACTTATGGAGTTCCTGCTGGTATTGCATTAAATGATAAAATTTCAACTAATTTAAATTATGAAGATTATTATGTTTCTTGTTTACCAAGTTCTAGTGAACTTGGTTCAACTACAACTTCAACTCAAATTATTGTTTCTTCGACAAGTTCTACAAATCCAGTCAACACAACAAATCAAAATATCATTTACATCAGCAAACCAAATGGTTATGTTTCCAGAGATTTTGAATCAGCATCAATGCAGATTGGTGGATACAAAAATGGATCTCGCCAACAAATTGTAGGAACTCAGGTCATCTCGGAAGCAACTGATGGCGCTATAGCAGATATTGAATCTGTTTCTACTAGAGCAACTAGAGATATATTTACTACTTCGTTGGGTGAAGTATTAGGAAGATTCTTGTTCAAACAAAAGAATTTTTCTTCATCAAATAGACCTAATCTATGGAGAAATGATATTACATCTCCAGCTAGTATGAATGTAAAGACTGGTAATGTTGTTTCGTATTTACTGAATGGCACTCCTACTTTCACTACGTTCCAAGTTGGTGGTAGTAGAATATTTACTGGAAATTCGTCATCGTGGTCAGGAACTACAGTAACTGGAACTTATAATAATATCGGAATTGATTACACAAATTCGAGACTGTTATTCGCTTGTTCTTCTAATACTATCAGATACTCTTCGTTTGCAACCCCAACTACATTAACAACAGTGACGATTACTGGTTCTGGAACCAATCAATATATTACATATGCAAATGGTTATTACTTCGTTGGAAATAGCACTGGTGGATTATACTATTCATCAAACCTTTCTACTTGGTATACAATTACCACGGGTAACACCAGTAAAGTTGTTGGTGTATATTATGATGAATTTAAATATGTTATCACTCACGAGCAAGTTTCTGGGTCTGGATTAATTTATAAAAATTATACGTTCCCCACAGTAACTGGAGCTAATATGAATATTAGCACACCAGCAGATAAGATTCAAGGAATTACTAATATATTCTCACCTGTTAAAACTATATCTTCTGTATATGGATTTGGAAAAATATTGGAGTCTGGATACGATGTATTTGATGGATCTACATATTCTTCACCTATTACTGAAATATATGAATACGAGAATTTCTCCGATTACACTTCGGATACTGTTTCTGGTGATTTCGAAACCAAAGGATTGACATTTAACTTTGGTCAGTTTATCGCATTTGGTAAACAAGCATCTACTGGTAAGCAATTTGCTAAATTCTCTTCGAATGCTAGGTCTTGGTCTAACATAGAATTTGAGCAATTAATTTCAATTACCGATGAAATAACCAGCGTTGTTTATGGAGGTTATAATACATACATTGCTATTGTATGGAATTCTTCCACATCTAGCAATAAAATTTTAGTTTCAAATGTTTCACCAATCAGCAACGTTAATTTAACGGGTGATGATTTAGCAGAATCAGGAAGATATAGAAAGATTGAAGAATCAGAAAGTGTGCGTCTTTACAAATATAAAACAACCACTACATCACAAGAAGGTAATTTACTTATTTGGAATAGTTCTACAAACCAAAGAATTTGGCTCAAGTCTTTATTTGGATCTCCACTAAAGTCTAATGAATTTACCGAATACAAACCACTTGCGGCAGAAAACTTTGTTACATACACAAAGGGTTCTAAATTGCTTCCTAACTTCAGATCATCAAATGACAACAATGGTGCTACGCGAGCAGTAACTATTTACAACGAGAAACTCCCATTAGGTTCATCTACTGTATCTACTGTTGGAAGTGGATATGAATATGGATTGTATACTGACGTGGAAATATTAAATGGTTCTGATTCTTCTTATGGAAGTAATACTAATAGAGCTCTAGCAACTGTTTTAGTCGGTGATACAGGAACTATTATTTCTGTCACTATCACATCAGAAGGAGATTATTATCCAACAAACACCAATCTACAATTAGTAAGTGGAACTGGTTTCTTAGAAGGAGACCCAACGACTCAGTTAGAGTTTAATAGAACCATTACGAAATCTTCAGTAAGTTATGATACTGCTAATATTACCACCGTAGCAAAAACTGGTTCATGGTCTACTAACGGAACTACAATTACTGTTACTGATGCATCTAACATACAGTCTGGTATGGAAGTTTTCAGTGCTTCTTTACCACAAGGAACTTATTATGTTTCTGGTGCGTACAGCACAGGAACTTCTATTCCTATTGTTGATGCGTTTGGTGGTACTAAAACTATCACTCAAACAGGTCAGTCTAATCATGCATTAAGTTTCAGAAGAAACTTTATTACTATACCATCTGGAGGAAATGTCAAGGGAATTATTAAAGGTATGGGTATTTCGGGTGGCAGCATCCCAGCAGGAACAGTTGTAGGATTTACATATGTTGCTAAAAAATCTGGTGATGATGGTTACGAAGGACCCACTGAAGTTCCTATTACTAAATATCCACCTACTAATTTTATCAGTCAAACATTAACTTTATCATCAACTGCCATAGGAACACAGGCATCTATAACAACTGCATCTACAGCATTAGATTCGAAAACATTTACTTTAAATGGTTTCGATAATTTACAAAATGGATACTGTGTTTTATACAGAAACTCTCTAAATGGTATTGATTTTATTGCATTGTTCTTTAATTCTCAAGGCGTGTTAGTTGATTGTATTAGTGATCTGAAAGCTGCTGATTTACTACACCTGTCGAGAACAGAGATGTTTGCTCAGGCTCTATAAATATTATTGTTATTATTCTATATTAATAATGGATACGACCCAACTACGAGAAAATTTTAAAAATCAACTAGAAGAGATTGATGGCAAAATTGTGAAGATTCAAGAAGAGTTAACCAAAGCACAAGAGTATAAACTAAAACTTCAAGGTGGTTTAGAGACTCTGGATCTTTTATCACAGGAACCAGAAAACATTCCTACTCCAGAAGTTGATGTAACCGAGATTGAAGATAAATAATTTAAAAGAGTAATTAAATGGCAGCAGTACCAATTAATCTAGTTATAGAGCAGGGTACAGATTTCTATGCAACCTTCACCGTTACCAACGATGATGGCACACCATTGAACCTATCTGGTTTCAATGGAACATGCAAAATGAAAAGGTCACATGCTTCAAATTCAACTCCAATATCGGTTGATTTGGGGTATGTAAGTAGGTCTGCAGGAAAAATTTCTATATCTATGTCTGCTGCTAATACTACTACTTTAAAAGCAAGACGTTATGTTTATGAGATAATTCTTATCTCGCCAAATAATGTCAAGTCAAGAGTTATTGAAGGATTGGTTGAAGTAACCCCAGGAGTGCTATGACAGACTATAATGTTATACTGGGGCAAAATGACCAATTCAATATTGGCGTTAGTTACGAAATACCTAGTAAATCAAACCAATATCAAAACCTTTTAATTGATGATATTGCTTCTCAATTCAATGGCTCATTAACTACATTTGCTATAGAAGTAAATGGCGAACCTTATTACCCAGTAAATGAACAACAACTAATTGTTTCTTTGAACAATGTTGTTTTGGAGCCAGGTGTTGATTATACTATTCTTGATGACCAAATTACATTTACTATAGCTCCTTCTAGTGGGTCTGATGTTTTTATTGTCGCTATGGCGACTACAGCAGACCTCACAAGAACTATCAACTATGTCGTAGATGCCTCTCCTAACGTGATAAGGAACGGGCGTGAAGGGGCAAGTTACGCTTGATGTAACTGGCACCATAGAATCCTGGACACTGGTATCAGACACGCCAGGCAACCTTGTTGTTGATGTAAAGAGAACGACATATCAAAATTACCCATCGTTTTCTTCAATAACTGGCACTGAAAAACCAACTCTCTCAATACCAAGCAAAGAACAAAGATGACGGTCTTTCGACCTGGAATACTATTTTAAATGCTGGAGACATATTACGTTTTGAAGTGGAGAGTTGTGACTTCATTAAACAGTTTATGATTGCCATGAAATTAAAATTGTGATAAATAATAGTAGTCAAATAACAGACGGAATTTCTGGAGGAAATCTCAAATGCCATTAACAGTTCCCAATATCGGTGAGCAGGAATCTCTTCGTTACCTAGTTAACTACGGTCTTGCGAAGCCAACAAACCTAATTCTAAAACTTCTATCAACGGCGACTAGCGTTTCTTGGGCTGGTCCTACCGAATCAGATACTCCAACTAGCTTACTAGCAGCTACTGGAACCATCAAAGAACCATACACATATGCTTCTGGTGGAACTTCAGCATCTACCCCACTTGGTTACCCAGCGTGCGATTCTCCATATGCTAACCAGTATGGTAAGCTTCTCGATGGTTCTAACTGGACTTGCACACAAGCAGAAGGCACTGATACAACTACTGCTTCATATCCTGAGCAAACATTTACCTTCACTTCAGGTAATACTTATATTCATGGTTACATGGTTTGCCGCGCAAACAGCATCAAGCAAGATTTCCTAAACAACACTACTGCTGCTGTTACAGTTTCTGCTGCTTCTGCTCTAACAGGCACAGCTTCAACTGCTACTGCTAATGGTGGTCCTAACGGTTTTGCTACCAACACTCTTGGTTCACCATATTGCCAAGTCAACGCTGTAGCGTCTCCAACTGGTTCAGGTGGTGCATTTAACATCTCCTCATTCACAGTCAGCTCTGCTACTGGTATTGCTATTGGTCAGTATGCTGTTGGAACTGGCATTGGTCCTTATGCTCGTGTAACTGCTATCAACTCAACAACGATTTCACTTTCAGTTCCTTGCACAGGAACCGTTTCTGGAACCGTTAACTTCTACGAAGGCAGATGGGCACAAGGTCAGGATATCAGTGGAACTGGTATTCCTGCTAGCACGAAGATTAATGGTTATGACCCAATGACTGGTATCATTACCTTAAGTCAGAATGCTAACGCAACTATTTCTGGAACTATTACCGCATCATTTAAAGTAATTGCTGGAACTGCTCACGGTGGTCTTCCTGGTGACGTTGTATACCTCGCTCGCCAGTCAGGTAACTCAACTCTAGTTGCTGGAACATATGTTATCAACCATTGCCCAGATGCTAACTCATTCGAGACAATCCCTGCGATTGATAACACAGCATCAGCAACTGGCGGTGCTAACGGCGTTGTCATTTATGACAGCATCATGTTCCTTGAGAAGTTCACCAATGGTCCATACTACATTCAAAACAACGGTGACCAAATCAAAATCACTCTAAACGTTTCGCTTTCCTGATATATACTTTATATCACATTTATATTATTTACGTTGGGGTGGGGTATTGTATCCTCACCCCTGTTTTTTAGAGGGATAATATATGGCAGTATTTACCTACACTGGTGGCGTCGTCTCCATGGCTACAGGCAGCTATGGAGGTATTTCTGTACGCAAAGGTTCGCAGGTTACTGCTAGTAATTCTATAACAAATAGTGCTCGTTCTTTTATCGAAGGAACTCCAACGACAACACTATTTGAACCAATAGATAGAACACAGCAATTTACTAGAATTGCTCATGGTAGTGGATACAATTCCACAAGATTTAATTTTAACACCACAGAACCATACAATAGCGGTGCATACTCTACGAGTGAATATATCAGTGCATCTAATATTGTTTTTGACGGGCAGGTATCAACAGGAATTACTTCTTCTTCATCATACAATACACAAACAAATTCTGGAGAATATTGGTCTCATGCATATGGTTATGTAAATAGTGAGTTTGGAACTGCATTAACAGTAGATAATGATAGGAACGTCTGGGTAGTAGGTTCCACTGATTATTGTTCTTGCACAGTTGATTCTACTACTGCATCTTTAACTTCCACTGCATCATTTACAAATAGTACCACCACAATGTCTAGTGGTACAAATGATAATGGTTATTGGTTTTTAAGTACTCCTCCATGGAGTCATAATATTTTTGGGCAAGATAGTCAATATTTTGTTGTTCATACAAATAGTTGGATAGCATTTAATGCTGTAGTAAATACCACACAAACAACTTTTAGTGGCATTTCTCCAGCTGTTGCTAATATTCAAATTGGTGCTGGAGAAGCATCTTGTCAAAGAATATATTGGGGAACATTTGGAACTGCTCCAAATAGAACATATAGAATAAGATTTGAAGGAACTAACGCTATTACTGGCACTCTTGGTTCACCAAACATGGTTTGGGAAGCAATATTTTACGAATCAAATAAAAATATTTTTGATATTCAAATTGGAGCATGGACTCCTCCCACTACTAATGCAAATGGCATCAGTGATGGAACAACATATTTTGGAACTTTTACACCAACAGCAAATACAGGATGGAGATTTACCACTGGAAATGCAACTGCTGGTGCTAGTGGCAATAATATAACATTAGTTAAATATTCACCAAAAGGAATCTACCAGAAAGATAATGATTTTAATCCTTATACTGGAAGTGATGCTCTTGCCGTTATGTCGATCGGTAGAAATGGCAGTGATGTAGGTGAGGCAATTAAAATAGGTAGTGATGGTAGAATTTATATTTTATATACTTCAAACTCATTAGGATATGTGAGTGGTGTAGTTAATAATGAATTGGGTGTCATAAAAATAGACCCAAAATATCTATATTCTGCTAATGGTGCTAGCTTATCTACAGTATGGAATAAAACTTTTGGAACTACTGCTGCTGATTCTGCTCAATCATTTGATATAGATTTAAATGATAATTTATACATAACTGGTTTTACTGGTGGTTCTGGTCAGGGTGGCAATGATGTAATTGCTATTAAAGTTGATAAAACTGGCAAAGTAATTTGGAAAAAAACTTATGGTGCTAGCACTGCTGGTGATTTAGGAAATGCAATTAGAATATCACCAGATGGAAATAGTTTATATATCTGGGGATATTCTGGTTCAACACCATTAGTAGGAACATCTTCTGACTGGTTTTTATTAAAAGTAGATTCTTCCACTGGTTCTATAATTTGGCAGAAACATTTTAATATTGGAGCAACTACACAAGGTCAAGCTTTTGAAAACTCAGTAGATGTAGATGAATTTGGAAATGTTTATGTTTGTGGTTTTGCTGCATCTTCCCCACAAGCATACTTTGTAGCAAAGCTAGATTTAAATGGTAATTTTATATGGCATAGAAGTGTAGGTGCAACAACTGGTTTTGCAGACGCTGGAACATCTATACGTTATAAAAATGGTTATCTATATGTTGGCGGTCAAGATACTAGCACAATACCCAACCCACCAAACGAATCTTATGGATTAGGCGTAACTAAGATTAATCCTTTAACTGGGCAAGTTGTTTCTAATTATGTTATTGGTGGTACGGGAACTGAATATACACTTGGTATTGAAGTTGATAACTATGGCGACATTTATGCAACAGGTGTAACAAACACTACTTCTTTATCTGGGTTAGGGTCTGCATCTGGAGTAAATGCATTAGTATCAAAGTTCATTCTTGATACTCCTCTAGGTGGATTTACTCTATCTGGATCTGCTGCTGTTTGGAATAGCAGGAAGAACGTATTCAGATACACTTCAGGAAAAGAGTATTTTTCTGCAGAGTCAATTGTTTTCCAGAATCACCCAACAAGTGATTTGTTTGCTACTGGAGCACAAGCAGTATTCTATGCTAATGAAGCAACTTATAAATTAGAAAAAGAATTTGTATTTGCGGGAACTGGTTCATTATTTATTACAGATAATAATGTTAATACTAAAACAACATTTGATTCTCCAGAAACTGCGCCATCCACACAGCTCTTTACCATCTCCAATGGTAATAGCGGTAGAGTATTTGTTCCTAAATTATCTGGCGCTGGAGACACTACAATTTCAAATATAGTTTCTCCTTCTAAAGTTTCAACTAGATATACCACAAACTATCCATACTACAACTCCTATCAAATTGTATTTGAAGATGGTGTTAATTTTAGAACCAGTGAATTTGGTTATACGTCTGGCGCAACAACGAAATTAGAATCAGAATTTACATTTGCTGCTACCAATGGTTCTATTACTATCAGTAATGGATATAGTAATCTCAAGTTTATTGAGCAAGCGGATGAATCTACTCAACTGTTTGGTGTCACAGGTCAACACGGAACTAGAGTATTTGTTCCTAACTGGAGAGGGCAAACAGGTAGCAGTGCAGATGGTTTTATTGGACAGAAGCCACCGTTTACTTCTACAAAATATATTCCATCAATAACTGGAACTCCACCAGCAGAATACATCACACCAACTCAACTTGTATTTGGCAACGAAGAGAATATCAGAACTGTCAGTGACGGCACAGCGAATTACAGATTCCAGAAAGCAGCATTTGGTGGAACTGGTCAGATAATTCAAGATTCTTCTGCTGGTAAGAGTTTTGCAAAAGTTGAAGTTATTCTCACTGCTCCAATACTATTCTATTATACCACAAATATCATCACCAAACTTGCCATGCGTTATGCTGGCAAGAACCCAACGACTCCATTCGGTGGATTGGATATTGTATTTGAAGAACTTGAACCTAATGCTCCACCGAGAGAATTTTCATTATCTGGTGGTTCAACAATTCCAAATAGTTTATTTAAACTATCTGGTTCAGGTCAAGCTACGATTGGTGGAACAGTATACTTTACCAATACAAAAGATTTCGACATTACTGGTAACCTCACGGCTGGATTGGAATCTCAGTCAGAAGTTACATTTAAACCTGCGATTACTGCACCTTCTCTACAACTATTCAGTATCACAGGTCAGCACGGAACCAGAGTATTTGTTCCAAATTGGATAACTTCAGGAAAACTATATTCTGATGGTGTTACAAGTGCTGCCACCAACATCAAGTTTACATCTGATTGGGTTGGTTCATCACCAATTCAATACTATGACCCATATCAAGTTGTATTTGGTGAGGATGAAAATTTTGGTGCATCTGAATTTAAATATTATCAATACATTGCTACAAACTACGAGTTCAAGACACCACCTCTACAAGGTTCTGGAACTCTATTTGTTACATCTGGTTCTGCACAGGTTGAATCGTTTAGCGTCAATCCACCAGACAATACAACTCTGTTCACGATTGGTAGTGGTTATACTAGCGTTAAGTTCTTACCAAATCCACCAGATAATATAACTCTGTTCACTATTACTGGAGGTGCATCACCACCAGTTTCTAAGTTCTATTATTCTGGTTCACCGACTACAGAATATCAAAATGCATACCAAATTATATTTGGCGATGAAGAAAATCTTGCTGGAGAATATAAGGGTTATTCTACTGCTGGATATAAATTAGTATCTAAAGAATCTGGTTCTGGTTCCTTCTCGGTTCTATCTGGTGCAGCAGAAACAGTTGGTATCAATCCACCAGATAATACAACTCTGTTCACGATTGCTGGTGGTTACACAAATCTCCAGTTCATTGAACAAGCAGACGAAACTACACAACTATTCAATGTAACTGGTGCTGCAACTAATATTAAATTTACATCTGCTTGGGTTGGTTATTCTCCAACTGAATACTTTAATGCCAATCAGATTGTATTTGAAGATGGAGAAAACTTTGGCGCTACCGAATATAAGTATTCTTCTACCGCAAATTACAGAAGTCAAGCAGCACCAATACAAGTTTCTGGAACTCTATTCGATTCTGTTTCTGGATTCTCAGAAGTATTTGGTGTCAATCCACCAGACATCACAACTCTATTTGTTATTACTGGAACTCATGGAACCAGAGTATTCGTTCCTAACTGGATTCCAACTGGCGGTGTTGTAATACAACCAACAAGTGCTGCAATATCATTCAAGACATCTTGGATTGGTTCATCTCCAATTGAATACTTTACCCCACGTCAAGTTGTATTTGAAGATGGAGAGAACTTTGGTGCATCCGAATTTAAATATTATCAATACATTACTACAAACTACGAGTTCAAGACACCACCTCTACAAGGTTCAGGAACTCTATTCTTTACATCAGGAACAGCTCAGGTTGAATCGTTTAGCGTCAATCCACCAGACAATACAACTCTGTTCACTATTGCTGGTGGATACACTGACCTTAAGTTCTTACCAAATCCACCAGACAATACAACGCTATTTGATATCACTGGTTCCGCTTATAGAATTATAGCAAATGAAGTTAATGGAGTAAACTTCATACTTGCATATGCTGGTTCACCTGCTACTGAATATCAGAATGCATATCAGATTGTATTTGGTGATGAAGAAAATACATCGAGTCAAACCACAGGTTATTCTACTGCAGCATATGAATTTACATCAGATTACAACGGTGCAATAGATGTATCTGTAATATCTGGTTCTGCACAAGTTGAATCGTTTAGCGTCAATCCACCAGACAATACAACTCTGTTCACGATTGGTAGTGGTTATACTAGCGTTAAGTTCTTACCAAATCCACCAGACAATACAACGCTATTTGATATCACTGGTGCTGCAACCAACATTAAATTCACCTCTGCCTGGTTTGGTTCTTCTCCAAATAATACTACTATCACCGCATATCAAATTGTATTTGGCGATGAAGAAAATGCAGGTGGTGAGTATAATACCCAGAGAACTGCATTATATGCCTTTGTAAGTGATTACAGTGGTCTTGCAGAATACGATATTACAGGTCAGGGAGCTGTAGAATATGTGGCAGGCCCATGGCAGGGTCAGGGAACTATAACGATTGGTGGTGGTTACACCAACTTACAATTCATCGAACAAGCAGATGAAACTGAACAACTATTCAATGTAACTGGTGCTGCAACTAATATTAAATTTACATCTGCTTGGGTTGGTTCATCTCCAGTTCAATATTATGACCCATATGAAATTATAATTGGTGAAGGAGATATCTTCTTTGCTTCTGAATTTAAGTATACTTCTACTGCATCTTACAGAAATCAACAAGCACCATATCAAGGTTCTGGAACTCTGTTCACTCAAATCAGTGGTGCAAGTGAGGTAATTGGTGTTAATCCACCAGACAATACCACTCTATTTGCAATCACTGGAACACATGGAACTAGAGTATTTGTTCCCAACTGGATTGTTACTGGCGGAGCAAATATTTCTGGAAGTGGTTCAGAATCACAGACCACTGGAAATTACACAGGAAATTCGCCATCAGAATACTATACATCTTATCAGATTGTATTTGGCGAAGATGAGAACTATGGTTCATCTGACCTAACAACTGCAAACAAATTCAGAACTATTTCAAGCTTCACACCAACAACTCAGATTGGTGGTGGAACTCTATTCACTGATGTATTCTATAGTAATCTTGATGTTGTATTCAGACCAGTTGATGCAACTGATACAGAGCAGTTATTCAGCATCAGTGGAACTCACGGAACTAAAGTATTTGTTCCCAACTGGAATGTTAGCGGTGGCGTTACCATTTCTAATTCTGCTTCTGCTTCAGAAACATTTGATTGGGTTGGTTCCTTCTCTATTGAATACTACGACCCATATGAAATTGTATTTGAAGAAGGTGATAATTTCTACACCACAGAATACAGATTACAAGGAACAGCATCTTATAGATTACAAAGTGCTAGTATTGTATCAACTGGTTCTATTGCATCTGATATATCCAGTCAAAGCAAGGTATCATTTAGACCATTCGACGCAACTGATAGCGACCCACTATTCAGTATCTCTGGTTCTGCTGGAGTTAAACTCAAAGATTATGTTTGGGTATCTCCAGTTGTTGAGTATGACCCATATGAATATATCATCAATGATGAATTCATTATTCCAGATTTCATTAAGATAAAAACTAACTTTACTTGGGATAATACAAATAACATATATCGCGCAGATTCAACTGATAGAATTACAAAAGCATTTGCTGGTGATACATCTATTGTTATCAATGGAACTCATGGAACAAGAGTGTTTGTTCCTAACTGGCCTAGTTCAGGTGAAGCGACAATTACAGGAAATGCTACTGAAAAACAAACAGATACTGTTTCTGTATCTGGTTCTCTCACTGCTGGTATTGTTGGAGCTGCCGAATCGTTCGGTGCAAATCCGCCAGATATTACAACTCTATTCAATATTACTGGAACAGCAACAGAAAAAGATATTAACATAGCATCTGGTTCTGGTTCTATATCTACAAATGTAACGGTAGTTGAATCTTATACTAAGGTAACTCCTCAAGGCACTGGAAATATTAATATCTTAGAGGGTGGAACTATTACAGCACAACTCTTCAGATATAATGGAGAAACTGCAAATCTAGTTACCTTCTCTGGTTCTGCTGTAGTTGTATCATTCAATCCACCAGATATCACAACGCTATTTGTTATCTCTGGAACCGCTGCAGAATCTCAGACAGATATTGCTCCACCAGGCTCTGGTTCTATTACTTCTAATGGATTCTTCAGCAATCTCAAGGTAGCATTTAACCCGCCAGACAATACCACTCTATTTGACATTGCTGGAACCTACAGTGAATTTAAGTTTACTACTGACGAATCTGGTAATGGAACTACGACAATTTCTGGAAATCTAGTAGAAAGAATAACAGATTCTTACGTCGGAACTATAACTGTTAATATATCTGGAACCGCAACTGAATCTCAAACTGATATTACAGTTCCTGGTTCTGGAACATTTGTATTTGATGGCGCAGCAGATGATTTATACATCAAGGGAGCCGAACAATTTGGAGGAACTCTATTTGTAATTGAAGGTGGAGCAGAAAGAGTAGTATTTAATCCACCAGAAGGTAATCAACTCTTTGATGTTTCTGGTTCTTACAGTGATATTAAGGCAACCAAAGATTATGATGGAATTGGTTCAGTCACTATTGAAGGAACTCTTGGAACTAGAGTATTTGTTCCTAACTGGATTAGCACTGGTGGATTTGTTGGTCTATCTGGTGGAGCAGAAAAAGTTACATTTAATCCACCAGACAACACATCGCTATTTGACATTGCTGGAACTTATAGTAACTTTAAGTTTACTACAGATGAATCTGGTTCTGGTTCCTTCTCGGTTCTATCTGGTGCAGCAGAAGCAGTTGGTGTAAACCCACCAGATATCACAACTCTATTTGCAATTACAGGAGCAGCAACAGAATCTCAGACAGATATTACTTCTGGTTCTGGTTCTATTGCTTCCACAGGATTCTTCAGCAACCTCAAAGTTGTATTCAATCCATCAGACCTCACAACTCTATTTGATGTTACTGGAGCAGCAACAGAGAAGCATATTGATGTTGCGTCTGGTTCTGGTTCAATCACTTCAGATGGATTCTATAGTAATCTCAGGATTACATTCAATCCAGCCGACCTTACATCACTGTTCGCAATTAACGGAACTGCCACAGAAAGTCAGACAGATTCAATTTCTGTATCTGGTTCACTCACTGCTGGTATCGTTGGAGCTGCTGAATCGTTTGGTGTCAATCCACCAGACAATACAACTCTATTCGATATTGCTGGCACGTCATCGTCTAGATACGTTCTCGGAACACTCACTGGTTCTGGAACAACTACTCTATCAGGAGCAGCAATAGAAACATCTGCTATTGATGAATCTGGTTCTGGTTCTATTGCTTCCACAGGATTCTTCAGCAACCTCAAAGTTGTATTTAATCCATCAGACCTCACAACTCTATTCAGTATTGCTGGAACGGCAACAGAGAAGCACATTGATGTTGCATCTGGTTCTGGAACAATTACTGTATCGGGAACTGCTGCAGAATCTCAGACAGACATCACATCTGGTTCTGGTTCCTTCTCAGTTCTATCTGGTGCAGCAGAAGCAGTTGGTGTCAATCCACCAGACAATACAACTCTATTTGTTATCTCGGGAGCAGCAACAGAATCTCAGACAGATATTACTTCTGGTTCTGGCTCTATCACAACCACAGGATTCTTCAGCAACCTCAAAGTTGTATTCAATCCATCAGACCTCACAACTCTATTTGATGTTACTGGAACTTACAGCAACCTCAAGTTCACTGCAGATGAATCTGGTTCAGGAACAATTACTGTTACTGGAACTGCAACAGAATCTCAAACAGATATTGCTCTGCCAGGCACTGGTTCTCTATTCGGATTTGGTGGTTCCGCCGAATCGATTGGTGTCAACCCACCAGACAATACAACTCTATTTGTTGCATCTGGAACTTACAGCAACCTCAAGTTCACCGCAGATGAATCTGGTTCAGGAACAATCAGTGTTACTGGA